CCACGTTCATCACGCAACTCACCTTCATGCTTCGCCAACCGTTGGTCCATTCCAGGTCTTCCAACATTAAAATCATACCACTCTTCATAATATGCTTGACCAAGGGTTTGCGGAAGATCTTTGATGTAATCCTTGTATGATTCAAGCTTCCGTTTCTCGTCACTTTCAGGGATTCCCTCAATCAGCTTTTCAAGTGCTTTCGACAATGACAATGAAGACTTGGCCACTTTTTTTTCCAATGAAGATCGTATTTTTTTAGCGCGGTCTTCATCAACACCTTTTAAATTGGCTTCGTTTAATTGTTGGAAAAGATCCCCTCTTGCTATGGTATCAAGAATATTAATCAACCGTAACAACTTCCCGGAAGTTGTATGATAAGTTCCTACAATTTCCCCATCCTTATCATCATTCATTTTTATTAAAAACTTTTTAATAAAATTGGAAATCTTTTTAGAAGTTTTTTGGATCTTGTTAAGAGACCTTTTTCGCTTAAAGTCTTTTAACATTCCTTCATTTAATAATGGTATAATATAATTCATTCTATTCCTTTCTCAATTTGATTTTACAATTATTTTTCATTCCGTTTTCAATCTCATCCAGTCTCAAATAAAACTTTTTTGCTTGTTCGTGCTTTCTTTGGTTTATTGGCGGAGAACGAAACAGGAGAGTTCTTTTTGCTTCATGATCCAACTTTAATTGTGCTGCATAATGTTTACAAATTTGGTCGTAAAAGAGTTGGTACAATTCCGTCCCTTTAAAACGCTCAAGATCATCAACTACTAAGAAATTAATATCCATTCCCAATTTATGCAACATTTCTAGAGCATTCATCGTTTTTTCCTTATTATCCCCATGATTTCTTTAAGGATAAATTCATCAAGTTTACCGTGATATTTTCTTAATCTTTCCCGATAAGCTTCTTCAGCCTGCTTAGCTCTGGCAGCTTCAACTCGTTTACGCTCCTCTCTTTTGCGTATTCTTTCTTCTCGCTTCCTTTTACTTTGCGCGTTCTTTTCTTGGTCAGCTTGATCTGTAACATGATGAACCATATTATCAAAGCGACCACCATCTTTGAATTGTTCCTTTTTGTTGAAAAACATATATTCATCAGCATAAAAATCGCTAAAAGTTTCTGGAATCTGGTTCAAGTGATTCAAAAGGTTGTCCAATTCGTCACTTTCTATAATATTCCCAAGCCCAGACAGATTTTTGACTAGCTCTTGAGTGTACTTCCTGATGATTGAAACAATCCTATTTTGGATTTTCTCTGCACCAAGTTTGTTAACACCTTTGATATAAACTTCATTGAGTCTTTCATTTCCAAGAAACTTTCTTAAATTCCCATCAGCAACCTGATTCAACAGTTTCAAATAGCTTCTTAAAGCCAATGAAGATGTTCCACTTGTTTTGCCAACTTCTTCTTCAATTCCAGATACAACTTTCTGCAAAATTCTGATAATAATTTTCGCAGATTGTTCAATCTGCGCCAACTTTTGTTCAATTCCTTTATTAGAAACTGATTCTAATAAAGGAATGATATACTCTTTCATTTTTTCCACCTTTTGTAGTACTTATTTAAACCTATAAAAAATGCAGGAGCATTTTTGTTATTTTTGATTGGCAAAGGCGGTAGTTCTAATTTAATATCGGATTTCAGGTGATTGTTCATCACCTGCATCTTATGCAAGTAATTTGCATAAATCAAATCGATAACAGTTTTCCTTTCTTGTTCTCCAAGTTCAGGCAATTCATCATATGCTAATTCTTCAAGATTACTAGCACCAAGCAAGAAACTGGCATATTCCAGCATCATTTGGACATTCGCGCCTGAAATTTCATTCTTATTCACCATTTCAAGAATATTTGTCGCTTTTTTAAACTGGTCTGATAACATCGACTCATCCCCCATATGGTGTAATGCTGCACTTGTAGCCTAACACGCCCAACCGAACCACGCAAGTCATTTCACAATTCTCGTTATTCTGACTTTGAAAACTTTTTGTTTGCCTTCAAGAAGCGAAACACCCCTTGGGACCTTGCCTTTTCTTTTTTTCTTCTTCTTAGCAGGGCTGCTGTTGGTAACTGCTGTTTGAAATTCTTTGGCTCGATCATCCCAGTCAAAAGATTCACCAGTTCTTTCAATTGTGAATCTTATGAATTTCTGTTTTATCCTTCTCCTCAAATGTCTTGAATAAACATACTCTTCTACTTCCCAAATAGTTACTTTGTCATCAAATTTTACTCTTGATCTTGTCGGAATACCGCCGTATTGCTCATATCTTTCTTCAAACTCTTTAAATGTGATTGTTCCAATATATTTTTGCATTTTCTACCTAAAAAGTATAACGCTCCTTGTTAATAACATATTTTTCATTAGGATAAACAACTCTTTCACCTTTGACAACCTTTGCATCAACAGCGTTTTGTCTAGTCGCCAACCTCTTTTTTGTTTCGTTGACCTCGTTTCCTATTAAATACCCCAGCACTTCGATTTTAACTAATGTTGTGAAGATCCTCTCATTCTCTTCTTTTTGATCAAACTCTGTTTCAAAACTTTCAGCCATAAAAGCTTCATAATAAAGTTTTGTGTCAGATTGAATCAGAAAATAATTTAAGTTCCCACCAGTTGTGATAAAAGGTTGGAGTAATGAATTCATATGTTGTTGAAAGCTGGTTTTTAGTGTTAATGTATAATCTACTTGAACATAAGTTGGCATAGGGATAACCCTATAATCATAAACAACTTTTGTTGAATTTTTTCGTGAATTCTTTTGGCCATTCCAAAGTTTGGAATGTGCATTCTGGAATTTGCTTGTCTGCTTTTGGTTAATCTTCTTTGAGACAACTAATGCGCCACCTTGGTAATCAAATTCGTTTATCTGATTGCCAACAAATCCTTTCATCTTGTCTGGTTGTTGTTTGATTGAGTCTCTTTTGACATAAATTTTTGGGTAAATAAGAGTTTTATTCCTATCCCTTAAATCTTTATCGTTTTTATATTGAAAAGAACGTTCTGCACTTTCCCAAAGGACTTCAACATTAACAAATTTTTCAGCCTTCTGAACATGCAAATTAAGACCACGAACCCAATTTAACAAAGCATTGTCAATTGTCTCAATTGTACTTTCTTTGAATGTTACATCTCGTTCTTTTTCTACCGTTCTCATTCTGTATAATCTTCCCCAATGAAGAAGTCTTTGCGAGCCTTCTTACATTTAGCAGCTATTTCAAACTGTTTTTCAACTTGTCCAAAAAGGTTTTTTGGTTCTTCCAATGAAACAATTTCAAAATAACGTGAGCCAAACAAAACAAAATCGCCTACTGATACTGAAAACTTTTGATCTTCGTTCAATCTCCTTTTATGAAACTGAACAATGATGTTGGAATTCTTATCTAAATAGTTTTCCGACACCATTTCTTCAGTTCCTTCCCAGACAACTAAAGCATAAACACGCAATGGTGGCAAATAATTTTTTTCCATAGCTTCGCCATAAATATCATGATAATCTGTTGTATTCTTATCAATTGCATATAGTAAAACTTGTTGTCCAACAATACGTTCTAAAACTTCATCAGCAACTTGTTTGACGAAATCTCTTTCTGGTCCGTTTAAAAAAAGAGGAGGAGGCGGCGCTGGCTCTCTTCTGTGCTTAGTTGACATTTTGTTTAACCTTGGACTTGTTTAACAAGCCTTTTAACCATGTTGTAAGTTTTCCTTCCAACATATTTATTTCTCATCAAGTCTTGGTTAACTACGCCATTTGCATCTATTGCGTCACTAACAGCATGTAAAAATTCTAAGCCATATTTTTGATAAGCTAGGCGAATTCTTTGATTGGAAGTCCTTTTAATAGCATCACGCACATTCTTTCTCAAAATTGCTAAATTTCTTCTTTCCTCGCTAATCTCTTGTAAAACATCAACTATATCTTGAGACGAAAGAATTTCCTCAAGCATTTCTTCTTTCTCATCATAAATACTTTTTCTGTCTTCAACACCAATCCTTAACAGATATTTAACAATATCTGCATGTTCATTATCAATTGCAAGTTCTAAAGATTTCTGCAAAACCTCTCTTGTTAAATATTTTTTACCATCAGTTGTTAAGAATTTAAGGATGACCTTCACTAATGCAAGCTGATCATCTTGAATAGCTTTCATTAAAAAACTGTGAACCAACTTGGGTTCATATCTTTGGCCACTTCTAATACCAGCTACAATATCAGAGAATTCCATTTTATTTTCAATCAATTTGATTTTCATTTTTACCTCTTATTTAATGTAGATTGCTAGAGGGATATGTTCCAACATTTCTTGATTCTTCGCAAGCATATCAGCCTCTTGTTCAACCAATTTTTCATAACCTGTTTCGTCAAGCATTTCTTTGAGTTCTTCTCTCATCTTTTCCATTCCCTCTAACGCTTGGCGTTCTAAACTATCCGAATTTAATACAACTGCATCACCAGGAATAGGAACTTTATCCAACTTTCCTCTATTCATTGATAAAGTCAACATTGCCAAATAGAGTGCATAATCTCTTATCCACCATTTACCAACATAGTTGATGCTCTCAAATGGAATATATGAAAATGGCACATTGTTTATGTTATTAACACCTTCAAAACCATGGTTTATTTCTTCAGGATTGTAATTGTCACCCCAAACATCACCTGGGACCATGAAATCTAGCCATAAAACTCTTGGTCCAAGGCCATGTGGAGTGGGGAAAATTCTCAACTTGTTGTTAACAATTTCGAAAGAAAAATGTGAAGTTCTGACGTACATTGAATCTTCATAGGCCATTGCTTGAAGTTTGTTTTGAGAAGTTGGAACAACTTCATAAATTGTATCATCCTTCATTTGACCATATGTGCTCATGTTCCCCATAACATTAATTCCGCCATAAAAACCATAAAACATCCATGAACTTCTTGCGGATTTATAGTAAATATTTTTGACAAGAATTCTGTTTGCTCCAACAGTACCGGATAATTCTGGATTTTGTGATATCAACTCTTGAAGATCATATGATTGTTGACCAGAATTTAAGGTTATAGAAGCAGAGTACATTGGGGAAATCCCACCAACACCCGCTTCCATCGAAATAGCATCCCACAATCTTCTTGCATATCCAAATTCATATTTTGGTAATTTAGTATTGGCACCTTCATTTGTACCATCAGTTATATTACCATTTTGATCAAATGATGATGTTTGAGTTCCCATTACAGAACCAATAACATTTTTCGCTTGATAAATATCAATTAAATATGAATATTCATGTGCAGCGCGCTCATATGCTGAATAAACAGTTTCTTCTGTTATTTCCAAATCCAAAACGTCACCACCAAGCTGATAATAAGTGTAAGAAACTTGCTCAACAGCTCCACTTAAAAAAGCATCTGAAGAGTCATAAACACCAAATACCAAAGCGTCTTGAACATTATCGATGTTACCAGTTCTCGGGAGAATACTCCTGCTTATATCTGATATTGGTGAAAAATCTGGCACTGACATTGAATACTCCTTACTATTAAATCCCTTTAAATAGTTTTGCAATCCTTACCAAAAAATAAAAAAAAGACCTGCTGAAAAGCAGGTCTTTTGCTCACGAATTACTATAACAGTCTAACCATCAAAATCTTGAACAATTACAAGACCGTAGTAAAATGGTTGGACCATTTTTGTTGCATAACGAGTACGCAACGCTTTGCGAGGCACAAAGCTTTCAGGATGGCGAAGAGTAGGATAAATCTCCAAAGGAGTGTAAGGCGAATAGACAAAGCCACTTTCCAAGAATCCAGCACCTTTGCGACCAACAAGGATTACATTTCGGCGGAATTCTGGAGCAATGTAAACAGTCCATCGTTTGCTCAGTGTTCCAGCAGTTTCCCAACCAAGATCACCAACTTCATCATCATGAACAACAGAAGCTTGATAACCGCGAATCATTTCAAATACGGTTGCCATTTCTGGGCTAATGACCAAGAAGTTAGCTCCACCTTTGAGAACCTTGCGGTAGATACGTGCACTGAGAGTTGAAATAACTTCAACAAGACCTTGATACCACATGTTCAAGTTCGCAGTGTAATCAGGAGGATTAGTCGCTGAAGAAATATCTTCACCAGTTGTTCGATTCACGAACTTACCAACTCGACGAGACCAATAAAAAACACCTGCTCCACGTTCTTCAGCACCAGCGACCAATTCAGCAAGAATTTCATTATCAATTTCTTTCTCAACAAGATCAGAAAGCATTTTGGTAATTTCAACTTCTGCATCAACATTGAGATATGCGTTCATATCTTCGCTAGCTTCATCAGTCCATACAGTCTTCAGCTTACGAGCTTTAGTCTGGATATGAATGCTGTTCAACTTCATGCTAATCTGAGCAATCTCAGGCTGATTTTCAAGTTCCCAGTAATCAGTACCAACGATGGAACCTAGAGCCTGTGAAGTTTGCCATGAATCAGTCCGAGGATAATGCAAATCAAGTGAAGAAAGAGAAGTTGTCAAAGTATTGAAAATTCCTGTGTTATGGAACACGAAATTGAGCTTGTGAATACCACTCTCTTGAATATGGGAAGTCAATCGGCGGACTTGTGTTGAACCAGAAAACTGGTCATGCTGGCCACCAGTGTTATAGGCAATTGTTGCAATCAAATTCTCGCCAGAGAAAGTTTGCCACTCTGCCGCACTCAATTCAACCTGAAGAACGGTTGCCCAAGAGCCAGATTCTAGTTGTGGGTCCCAATCGAGATAGCGCATTTGAGCGTCAGACGTAGTTGTTGCACCAATTTCAAAAGGAGCTGCCAACTGTGTAATGGCTTTTTCAGTAATTGTTCCTGTTGCGCTGGAATAACCATTGTTCATTGCTTGGAAACCGAGTTCGCCATAGCGTAGATTTCCACTATCATCAACAAAGATCCCAGACTCAGAAAGTTGGCGTCCTACAACTCCACCACCAAATACAGAAGTATCAGCAGTTTCGGACAATCGATCACTATCATAAGTGAAGTCCAAAAAGAAAATTAGGCCGCTGGGCATTGAAATAGGCTGAATTGTCACGAGCTTGCTCGCAATAAGTTTACCAAATGCACGTCTGACAAGTGGGAAAGCAACACTAGAAAACCCTTCCACATCGCCAGCACCCATTGTAGTGCTTTCTTTTAGGAACATATTTTTATACAAATAACGTGACTCATTCTCTAACATAATGGCCATGTTGTTTGTGTCGTGAGTGCTCAGATCTTCCAAAAGTCCAGACCTTTTCCACTTCTCAACAAGCTTGCCCACCTTGCTTTTAGCTGTAGGTCGAACGTTGGTGTTCTCAATAATAAAATCTTTTATGTTTCTCATTTAATTCCTCCGAATTTATTCTATAATTCCTGCTAACTTTTGATTCCGCTCAATTAGAACGGCACCAGTTTTTTCCTTCTTTTTGTCCTTTTTATTTTTTCTAAAAGAACTTATAACCTGTGTTGTCTTGTTTTCAAAAATTCTGTCAACTTCCTTCTTTATTTCTGATGTATTCAGTCCGGCTTTAGTGACAGTTTCGTAAACAAGTTTCGCTTTTTCTATTGTATCACATTTCTTTAGAACTTCGGCCATCTTATTTTTTTGCCGCTCATTCAAGGAGGAATTCGTCAAAATACGATTCAAATAGTTTTGCTTCTCGTTAACTAGTGCTGATTTTTTCAAGAGTTTGAAAAGCTTAGCATTTTTCTTCTTGAGTTCCGAAATTTTGGCATCTTTTTTGATATTAGCTTTAATAATAGGTTTCAAATATCTTTCCAAAATTGTGTCGTAATCAAATTTCGGCACTCCGCGCTTATTATAAACGTCTTCATCATCAGTATTGTCAAACTTTTTGGCCCGCGCTCTTTCTTTTGTATCAATTATATCATCCGATGTGGCACCAAGTTCACCATTACCCGGAATTGTGTCGTTTTCTGTATTATCTCCAAAATCTATCTCAAGCATCTCAAGAATTTCTTCTTCAATATCATCATCAGAATCATCATCAGAATTTTCATCAGAATTTTCATCAGAATCATCAATTTCCAACATCAAGTCGTCATCCAATCCCATTCCCTCATCATCTTCCAATTCCATTCCCTCATCATCTTCCAATTCTGCTTCTAGATCTTCGCTTGGCTCCAAATCATCTTCCAATTCTTCATCACCAAGATCTTCCAGTTCTGCTTGTTTGATTAAATCTGGAAGGTCAATCTCAATTTCCATTTCCTCATCAACGGTATTGGGAATAGAATTTATTAATTCTTCTTCCATTTCGTTCGTCTGGTCTTCTTCCGCATCTGAAGTATCAAATTCTGACGATTCTTCTTCACCCATTTCAAAATCGTTTAGAAAGTCATCTTCTTCAATCTCTTCATTCAAAATCTTCTCTAAATTTTGTTTTACTTCTTCTGAATGTTTCTGTAGTACATCTTTGGCAACAATTTTTTTAGCTGTTTCCAATAAATGTTTAGCATCCAGGACCGCTTCATCCAACATTTTTGATTCACTCATCTTTTATTCTCCAAAACCTTTAGAACCACTCCAGTTATCAACATAAATTGTAGCATCTCGTAAATCTACCGAGGTTAATCCAGCTAATACCGAAGCAGTAACAGGCGAACCATTATCAGACATTAAATAAATTTTTGTCACTTTCCAATCAGCCGAAAAACTCTCTTGGTTATTCAAAGTGAAAAAATAAGCTCTATTCGATGGATCAACAACGCCCTCATGAGTGAAACCAACGCGCAACGTAACATCTGCGATGCTCGTTGGTAAAACATTTTTAACTGTAATCCATTTTGCCATTGCATCAAAATCAACTAGCATTGAATCGCTCCCTGATGGTGGCACTTCTATTGAAGAAGAAGCAAATGGTTTAGTACTACCTTGAAAAGCTCCAAGATGATTGGGGCCTGCTCTTAATAAAAAATTGCTCATTTAAATTCTACCTTTATTTAAAATTGCTTCTGAGAATCCTTCAGGAACTTCGATATCTGTTTCAAGACCAATATTCACCAAAGTTTCTTCATAAAGCTTTTCTTGAAAGTCTGCCCTACCCAGTTCTTCAAATGTAGTAGGCATTCCTGCTACAATTGGATCTGGAGAAAATTGTTGTGGTTGAGGTTGAACATAACGTTTTTCTTGGATTGGCTTCTTTTTATAAATTGGTTCCATATGTTCTGCAAATAATGATTCTGATCGTGTCGTCTTTTGATAACTCCCAGCGGCAATACTTTCGCTAATGATATGTGCTAAAATTCCTTTATCTTCAAAAAGTAATTCAGTCACCGATTCTTTAATCAATTCTTGAAAAACCTTATCTTCAAAAGCAATTTCGCGAATCATACTTTTGATTATCTTTTTTAAAGCTTCTCTTTTCAGTTTCATTTCATTCCCTCTAAAATTTCTTGAAGTAATGTTTTTTCGACTTCAAGTTTCTTATGTTCATTAATTAGTCCACCAGAAGTAACAAAAGCGTTTCTTGTACTTGGATCTGATACTGCATCAAAACAGATAAGTTCATAATCCGAAACATAGATTTTCCCCGCCTTTTCTTCAACGGTGCCTACTCCCCTGCTGCTCATTCCAACTGGTATTCCTTTTCTATCCATTTCAATAAGAATTTCGCCACATGGTGTATTCAAGAATTCTACTTTTCCAAGGACTTTGTTACCTTCCCACCATATATCAGTTACAATATGTGATAGTCTATCTAGATTTATAACGGTATGATCTGGATGATCTAAAACGCCCATTGCCCTTCTCTGTCTTACCAAGTTCATATATTTTTCGATTTGATCAAGAAGTACATGTTTTGGATAAAATCGATTGTTCTGATTGACTGCTTCAGCCTCTTGGAGTTTACCAACCACTTCATAATTTTTTAAATCTTTGCTAACATAAGTCCGGCTTTCATTGACAATATCGGTATTAGTAAACAAAAAATTCTCTACTAATAATATCTTACCATCCGGGATTAGATTCATTGTATCTTTCCCTTCTCTGATGATTTTTCTTATAGCATCAGGCGTCAGTTTCATATTCGACCTCTACAGCACCTTCTAACTCTTTGTAGCATCCATTTTTTTCTCAACATCATTTTTCAACTCCTTTTAAACTAATCCTGATCCCATCGTCATCTGCGATATTTATAACTAAATAACTCCATCCAGATGATATTAAACCGCTCAAAAACATATTCCCAATCAACGATTGAGTCAAACCAATATTAACTATCAGCGATAACGCAACACCAACCCAAAAACCAATACACATTGGACAATGAAAAAATTTATATTTCGGGCGTAGCTTATCAAATATATGTCCAAAAACTAAAATATTTGTTAAGCCATAACAGCTAAGCAAAAAAATAAGCATTAGAAAGACCTAAATGGAACAATATTGCCCCAAGTGTTATAATGAGTTCTTAAATTCCCTTTTTCTTTTGAATGAGGGACCTCGCCTAATTCTGTTGTATCATCTACACTCGGATTAGTTACATCATCCTTTTCGCGTTGTATAATATTATCAACAAATTCTTGTTTTGGGATATCTTTATCAAAAAAATTGGAAATTGTATATAAGACAAATTGTAAAGGTTCTGTCCAGTTGGATTCAGAAGCGTAAGTTGCTTCCATTGCTCCATATACATTTCCACCTTGAATGGAATCATATTTCACTGCTCCTTCTTTGCGAAGGAACGTAAATAGCCTATTGAGACTATCATAGACTTCTTCTGTCATTGCTTCTTTGGAGAAACCAATCACTTTGTTCTTAGAAGGGACTAAAACAACATCAAAATCAGGATGGTCATAGATCATTAAGTTCCCATCCGCGCTTTTCTTAGCGTCAAACTTAATTTTATAATTACTGCCTTCTTTTTTTGTAATAGTCAACTTCATTATTCACTCTCCACCAGTGAACGAACTTTTAGAACACTAATTATCATCGAATCATCAATTTCTTTTTTGGCAAATTCATTCAAATGTTCTAAAAGCTGGAAAAGGGATTCTTTTCGCTCACTTTTTGACTTTTCAGCCATTTTCAGCACTTTTTCTTTGAGTTCTCCTATTTCTTCATTTAGTATCATCTTGAACTCCACACTTTGAGGAGATTCGAGGATATAACTCGAAAGAACAACCTTTTGTTCTCTCAAAAGAGAGGTAGAATATTTTTCATTAAACTTTTTAAAGAATTTTGAGAAGATAATTTTGCCGTCTTCTCCAAGTGAATCTATTGTAACGTCAAGCTCCTCTTTCTTACCCTCAAGAAATTGCATTTCCATTAATACTCTTTGTTTCGCATTGGCATTAAAAATTTGGTAGACAGTTGCCAATTCTTTATAATCTTTAATGTAATTCTTCCAAATCTGTTTTCCAAAAGTTCTATTAATTCTTGAAATTAATTTTCCCTTCTCTGATGTTAATTTCTTTTGATTAATATGCGAATGCTCAATTTTATATTCCGTCAAAAATCTTTCTAAATTCTCGTTCTTCTCTTTTCTAAGAGAAATAAGAGATTCATAAATTTTTAACTCTTTTCCAATTTCAGTTTTAGCTGAAAATGAGGTTTTAATTAAGGAAAGTAATTTTTTTGCTTTTGCATGGTTTTTATCAAGCATACTTTTAGTAATTTCTTGGATAAGAATGTTGTATAAAACGCCAGGATTTCTTTTTTTGTTATGCTTCATAAATTTCATATGCCTCTTTCAGAATATCATTAATTTGTTGCGAAGTTTCTTCGTTAAATTTCGCAATACTTTTAGCGTTGGTTATCCCGGCTTGATAATTGTGATGCTGTTTGTTGCCTCTAATAAAGTGCCCACCTTTTTTAGCATATTCCTTACCTTTGCTGCCTGGTGTTTCTCTTTCTTTCCAATTTGGATCAAAATCTCTCTTCCCAGGCATTGCCAATAAGCTGTTGTCTTCATCGCTTTCCTGCTCAGGCATTTCTTCGCCTCCAAAATCATTTTCAATCCCTTCGCCAGTATCTAAATCATCCATTGAAGGAAGTGAACCTAAATCGCTTCCGAACTCATCACCCATTCCCGCTTCAGCATTCGGTTCCATTTGTTTAAGCAATGCAGTTTGTTTATGATCAGTGAAAATTTCTCTTGAGTTCTTGATAAACTCACCATAAGTCATCCCTAAAATTTCTTTGGAAATAGTTTGCCTTCCATAAAATCCAGAAGCTTCCGCCGCTCCAGCGATATCCAAACGTGTTCTAAGTGATTCCAAATGTTGTAATTCAGCAACTTTGCTGGGATTGTTTAATTTAAGTTTAAAATCAATTAAATCATTCCCTTCAAAACCAATCATTTTTAGGTGAATCCTGGCAATCTTCATTAATTCATCAATCAAATGTTTTTGAAGCCTTTGAATAACCTTCGAGAACTTTACATCTTTGCTTGAAAGTGTTTCTCTGTCTGATGAACCTGCTTCGCCTCTTGACAAATACTCTTGGGGAATTTGCAAACCTGTAAATAACTTTTCTTGAAAAAATTTGATATCATCAATTGCAGAAGTGAATTGCCCTCCTTGGAGAACATCAATTCTTGTTTGATTTGCAGCTCCTCGTACTGGGATGAAGATATCTTCCTCAACTGAATGTGCATTATATCTTCTATCAATTTCTCCCGTTTCTGGATTAGCTATCTGCTGCTTTCTCATAGCAGTAACAGTATTTTCCAAATGCCCTTCAACATCTTTCGGGTCAATTCCTCCGACATCAATATAAAAAACTCTTCTTTCAGCAGCACGAGTCATCCTGTAAGAAATCATGAACTCTTCCATAAGCGTAAGCTGCCGCCAAGTTCTTCTGACTCCATCAAGCACTGATGCGCCATAAGGAGCAAATTTAGAATCACCATTAACTTTGAAATGTGCAATTTGCCAAAATTCCAATGTCAAACCAACTTGATTCATTTGAAATTGAACATAATTGGGGTTCGTTTCATCCAAACCTTCTAGTCTTTCAATCTCATTGTGTGGAATATTGATCGTTCCTACAACTCCCTTCCCTTCTTCTGTATCAATATAAAGAAAGTAATCTCCAAATTTGCACATGGCTCTTGCCCAACTATACAAATTTGCTTCAATATTCAGAATATTGTAAAAAAGATCGTTGAGAATAACTTTTATTTCATCATTTTTACTATCAATATCAAGAATCTTCTCAAACATGTTGCAACTGGTCATCTCATCAGCATATGTATTCAAAGCTGACGAGATGACGGGTTCATAATCCATTTGTTCAAAGTCGCTATATCTTTCTATCCTCGTGTTCTCGGCTAATCTTCTGTGCGCAATCTGATTGAAAGTTTCGTACTTCCCTCTTCTTGGCGTCATTCCTGTTACAGAATCAAATGAAGTAGGATTAATGTTCATTTTCTTTTTTTGAACATCATTTTGCCTCTGATATGAGGCAATAGGGCCAGAAAAAAGCCTTGTTAAGATCTTGTATAATTTTGATTTGACATTTTTCGGATTCCTGTCAATTCTTAATTCGCGTGAGCGCATTGCTATCCTTTAGTGCATCAGTGGGAAAATCCAAGCTCCATTACTATCTTTAACTTTGTTATGATGGCTGCTTCGCTTGGTGTCTCTTGCATTGCCAAAAATAATGTTAAAATTACGACTATTATAGCCTTTAATCTTATTGTGCATGACTTGATTGCTTTTTTTAACTACTACGATATTATTTAAAAGTTCAGACGCCATCTCAGAATGATACATATTCCTTTCCATAATCATTTCTTTAACCCAGCATCCGATAGCAGCCGCCATAACCAAATCATCATTGTACCCTTTCATCGCTTGTGGCTTCCCATTTTTCCAAATAAATCTCTGTATTTCTTCCACAAATCTTTTGCTATTAATCTTCAAATTACCATTCATAACAAGTTCGTGGAATTTGTTAATAGCAAAAATTCGTGTTCTAGTTGTTGTTGAAAAGCCTGGGACAACATCATTTCGTACTTGTGCTTCATGAAATTCAACAAATTCATGCGTATTTTTGGAAGAATAATAGATATTCGTTGCTTTTTTGTCGTTAACTAATTTATCTAAAAGCATATAGCCAAGATTGTTATTTTCAACAACGATCAATGCTTCCCCATATTCTAATGATATATCGTAAACTAAATCAGAAAGCAGTGAAATATCCACCTTATCTTTAAATTCGCCAACCTGATTCATATTAAATAAATCAAATACATGGAATGCAGAATAATCTTCTGCATCTCCTCTCGAAACATCAACTGATATCATATATTCGTGTTTTGGTTTGTAAGTTTCCCAAATGTGCATATGATAATTCAATTGATGTTTGAATAAAGGTTCTGATGTTATTTCTACCAACTCTTGGATTTTCAAAGGATCAATAACTGTATGCCCAGAAGCCAAGAAAGAACATTCATATTCTTGTGAGAACTTGCGTAAATCTGTTGAATTGGCTTTTTCTAAATCATACCACTTTTGATCGCGTTCAGGATGAACTGACCACATTAATTTAACATGATGAAACATATTAACTTCAGCTTCCGCATTGGAATAGATTTTATGGAAAACATTACCCAATCCATTCGGTGTTGAAAGCATTATGACTCGCCCACCAGTTGTGATTGTTGGTCCAATGGATGTCCAGATCTCTTCCATATTTTCAATATGTGCGGCTTCATCAATGATTAATAAAGAAGCTGCCAAAGAACGACCAGCATCAGGGGATGATGGAAGTGACCTAGCCCAAGAACCATTGTCGAATCTTATTTCCGTTTTAGTATCTGTCGTCACTTTTGAAATCTTCATGAAATCTGGGAGGTTTTCATATGCCTTTTTGATCTTCAGCATAAGCTCTTGAGCAACTACCAGTTTCGTCGCCAAAATTGCAACAGATTTTTCTTTTTGAAACAAGATAAACCACAATGTATAGGCTGCAACAACAGTCGATATTCCGAGTTGTCTTGCCTTTAAAATGATCGTGTGTCTTTGTTCTTTAAAGTCCGTAACTAATTTCTCTTGATAATTGTACACATTGAATGAAATCAAACCTCTTGTAATGTGTACAATTTTAATATACTTTTTGAAAAAATAAATAGGATCTCTACTGCACTTCAACAATTCCTTTTTTAATTCTTTGTTGCTTAATTTAGTTTTCGACGCCTTTTTTATTTTTTTATTAGTTTTTGCTATCCTCACTTACCACTCCAGCTACATGAACTTTTTAAAGACGCTATCTTCTAAATCAATCTTGTCAATTTTGTAATCTTGACGAGCATTTACTCTAACATTATTGGCAGAAAAAGTTGGCGCATCTACTCTGGCATAAAATTCTCCGATTGGCGTAACGCTTAATTTGCTGCCAGTTTTCGTCTTGAATTGTTTCTGAATATATAAAACAAGTTCCGAAACCATATTCCGAATGCGATTTTCAAAAGCGTTATCAATTTCTTGCGAATTAAATCTGCCATCATATTTTACAATCATGTTGTCAGAAACAAAACGCACACTAAAACCGTCCATCACTTTGGGATCGCCAACTTTTGTTTCGCGATTTAAAACACCAGTAACCATTTCGCTTCCGTCATAAGTATCAGAAACAATTTGATTGATCGCTTTTACAATATCGTAAATATACATTATTTGATCCTTTTTACGCTCGCCAAAACTTCTGTTAACTTCTTATTAATATTGTACAATTCCGCATACAAATCGGATGGGCGTTTTTGCTTAGTTTCTAACAACCTTTGTTTAACACTTGGGACCAACTCATCCAACTTTTCAGTAACCTGCTTTATCATTTCATTAATATAAATTGCTGGCGTTTCGTCCCTAAGTAATTCCACCTCCTCTTTGATAAGCGCTACTAACTCTTTTTCTGTAATTTTCATTTTAACCTCTTTCTTTGTGTTTTATATAGCATACTAAACAACAATCATGCTTCAAAATGTAGAAGCTATCTCTTCTATCGAATGTGAATTTGTTACACATTTTGCAAATTCTACTTTCCTTCCTGCTTGTGTAAGGGCGAGATGAATTATGACTATGTTTTTCTACGAATTCTAAATATTCTTCCTTCAGAATTTCTAATTCTTTACCTTCATCTTCCAATTTCATAAATGATAAATCCTATTGTTGTTATTGCAGCGCCTAAACCAACACCAGCCAATCCAGCCTCCCAATCGAATCCAAGAGAGGATGTGTCTAGCAACTCATAAGCTTCCTGCAATTCTTCTAAAACCAATCTATTCTTTTCGCGCTCACTTTCTAAATCAACTGTTAACGAAGTGGTTAACAATTTGCAATTATTTTTTGATTCCTTTATTATAGCTTCCTTCTCTAAGAGGCACATCTTTTCTGACAATTCAATTTCAGAAAAAAGCTTAACAGCAGCATCATGAGAAAAAATTATTCCTGAATATGGACACAATTCGTTTTCTTCAATAGGAACTACAACCTCTTGGCTTATTGCAAGTGAAGAAGAAAGAATAAAAAATACAATTAAGAAGAATAAAAGGCTATTTTTAAACATCGTTTTTAAATCCATATTTTTCAGAAAAAAGTTCAGCTATTTCTTTGTTGCTCTTGTTTTGATTTGCTTTTATTTGAATCAAATTGTTTTTTAAAACAGTCTCCCTTTTTCTTTCAAAATCTTCATTGTTCTTTTCTTCCTCTTGCAGATATTCTTCTAAAATATCAAATTTTTCCTTTTGACTTTCTGTTTCGACAAAAGAAATTTCTTTTCTTTTGGAAACTTTATCCAAAGTTTTGTTCCTTTTTTTTAGGACAAAAAAAATGGTCACCAGTGCAGCAAATGCACCAATGACCATTTTCAAAAAGGCTTTAACTTTTATTTTGCTTTTGATCCACTCCATTTTACCCCACTTCTCTCCATCTCTGAACAATATCACTAAAGCCTTGTATGCCTATGTATGCCGTTGCAATCATTGCCCAAACATCTGATGTAACAAAGCCCAGAACTAAAAAAATGGAAGTCATTATAAATACTAAAAATTTTCTTGAAACAACTTTTTGTTGTGCCTTATCCAGCCATCCCTTAGAATCTCTCATGATTTTTCACCTCTTGGTAATTATGAATCTTAAATTTCTATTCTAGCTATATTATCAACTTTTTTAATTTTGATAACATGTTCCGCCATTTCTTTTAACGGAACTAAGTGCGTTATTAAGAAAACCCTTTCAAATTGCGTTTTAATCATATTCAAGAACGGCTTAAAATTGTCCAAATTATCAGAATCAAGACTTGTTGATGGCTCATCGAGAACAAAAAAAGAACTTTTTGGCAACGAAGAGATAGAAATTAATGCCAATCTTATAGCCATTGAACTTAGTGTTCTTTCCGCTCCAGAGCCGGTTTCCAAAATTCTTTCCTGCTGGCCTGGTTGGTAGATGAAAATTCTCATTTTTTTGTCTTCAGATACCATCCTTAATTTGAAATTTGCATTTGTCAACAATATTTTGTTCACTTCCTCATTGATTTTGTTGATATTGTCTGAGATAATCAGGTTCGGAATACCATTTGGATGCATTGCATTGATATACTCTTTGAACAAATGGGCACGTTTTTCAAGTTTCTCCAGAAGTTTAATAATTTTTGAATAATTCACTTCCTTTTCTTTCAAACCACCAAGCTCTATTAGCCTATTTTTCAAATCAGTTTTGGTACTGATTACTTCATTCTTCAACAACATTGAATTGCGAGTGAAGAAAGACATTTGTTCTTTATATTTTTCAAGCTTTTCCCAAATTTTCGCATTCTTGTCGTATTTCTTATTATTTTCTTCTGCTTCACGCAATTTTTCTAGAATGAAAAACTTTTGACTATTCAATTTAATGATTTTGTTGTTAAGCTCATCATGTTCAAGAACAAGTGCGTTATACTTTGTTAAAATCTCTTCTTTTCTTAATGAATTTTCGTAATCTGCCTCAAATTTCTTGCAAAGATTTAACTCTCGTGCCTTATCTTTTTGCAAAGATTGCAAACCAGCTCTTTTGTCACTCCAATTTTTGACGAATGGACAAGCCTTAAACTTATTCGTGTTGCATGGTGGTAGCACAATGTCTTTAGACAAACTCGAAATAGATGAAGTAATTGATTTTAAATTCCAATTTTTAATCTGATCTATTTTCTTTTTGAGAATACTTGAATCAATGAAGTCGGAATTTGGCTTATTCAAGCTCTTAATCCTATCATCAATTTCACTCATTTCAAGAGTTAACATATTGATTTTATCATCAATCTTTTTTAATTTATTGCGACCATCCTGCATTCTTTCTTCAGAAATACGTTCCAAATTGTTTTCAACTTCAATTTCTTTAATTCTTTCCTCAACCTTCTTTTTATTTTCAAAAGCGAGACGCATTTCTTTTTCGATTTCACGAAGTTTTCTTTCTTTCTCTTCAATCACTAATGATAACTCTTCAATCTTTCTTATTATTGATTCATGATTGATATTACCAATTTCTTCTTTATATTTTTTAATAAGAAATTTTTCTCTTTTAATATCCTCTTTGGCCAGTTTTAATTTCTCGCCATATGAAGTGATATTCAAGAAGTTTGAAATGATTTCTTTTCTTTTTAGCGAAGGAGATTCAATGAAGTTCTTAAAATCGTCCTGAGAAGAATAATTGGTCATTAAGAAGTCTTCGTAAGTACCAAAAATCTTTATAATCGCTTGTTGTGTCTTGTTAACAGAACTCCCAGAAATATTTTCTCCATTTTTGAATAAAGATAATTTGGAAGTCGTCCCTTTTTTGTTTCTCTTGAGGCTTCTGGTAATTTTGTACCTTTCATTATTGAAATCGAATAGCAATTCAGACTTCATATTATCTTTTTCTTTGTTTAATATATCAAGCCTATTTTCAACACTTTTTGTAATACGGCCAAATATTGTCCATACTATCGAATCAATGAAGTTTGTCTTCCCAGAATAATTTTTCCCATGAATTCCGACTATTCCATTAAGCGTTGTAAAATCAATATAATTTCCTTCACCAAAATTTAAAATATTATCCCATCTAAATGAAATTAAGGACCATACACCACTTTTATATCCTTCGTTTTCAATCAAATCATCATATTTTTTATCAAGATTCTGCAATTCATCAATTCTTGGATTCCCATTAAAAAAATTCTGAAAATATGAATAATTCTTATTGAGAATTAAAGGCGATTCCTTCTTATCAATCTTGAAAGCGATGTTAATTGATTTTACAGAATACTCATTAGAAATTTTATCTTTCAGGAGCTTAATTTCATGATAAGGTAAATCTTTTTTAATGAGCAAACGGATTTTTGAATCTTTTTCCAAATTGTAATCATTTTCTTCATATTCGTTCCCAACTTCTATTGTTGTAAAAATAGATGGATTATAAACCGAGATATAATCCACCTTCCATTCATTTTTTGCAATAATGTTCCAAACTAAAAATCCTTTGTCGCTTGTTTCACCAAAATGTTGCTGGATAGTACTCCCAGCATATCTTATTTTGCCGTATTTGTCTAGCTTTTGACATTTATGAATATCTCCTAGCAACACATAATCGAAATGTTCAAATGTTTTTAAATTTACTCTACTGTTCTTCATGGCAAATCCACTATCCGTCTTAGAACCGTCTACTGGGCCATGGTGTAAAGCGATATTGATCTTGTTCGGATTGGTTGGTTCTAGAATCCAGTTGTCTTTATCAAATATGGACAAACAATTTAAAACAATACCCTCTTCAATTTCGACTTCTTTAGAAGATTTTATTAAAGTGATATTCTGAAGACCGGAAACAATCGGAGTTATTGCATCTTCTCTTGTAGCATTAGAAACCAATCCATCATGATTCCCTAAAATAATATATAAGTGTGCAATTTTTGAAAGATTCACAAGGAATTCTTTTGCTAAAGAGAAGAATTCTGGAGATAGATTTGTTTTAGAGTGTGCAATATCGCCAGTATGAATTATGCAATCAACATCTTTCGGAATTTTATTGTAAAGATCCTTAAAAGATTCACGATAAGAATTGTGATATTTTAAATTGCGTATATGTGTATCTGAAATGTGTGCTATCTTCATTTATCCTCGTTTTAACATCTCTTTAATACTGTTGAGCTTGTTGCCAACAACATCTTGCCTCGATGCTGAATTTTTTCTCTCAAGGAACACTTCTCTTGGCATTTCACCAACATCTTTATAAGGAGAGATGTCAACCTTTCTCACTTCTATTCCCAACTTTAAGAAAAAATCAATCAACTTTGTTTTTTTAAAAAAGGCGTCCTCGTCCAAAGCTAACACTACTTCACTATCATGCTCGCATATTTTCTTGACTAAAACACTATTTTTTATCAAAGCACTTCCTAAAAGTGGTATTGCATTTGCTCCTGCTTTTATTGCATCAAAAATTCCTTCCACAATAATAATCGGCTCATCCCAATCGATCATTAAATCATTGAAAATTATATTTCTACTTCCTTTAGAACTGAAGTAAGATAATTTATGTCCAACAAAACTTCTTCCAACATAATACACTACTTTACCATTATTATCAAAAGAAAGAAATATTATTCGTCCTGTCATGTTGCCCTCTAAAAAGATGCCAGGCTTCCATAAATCAATATCTTCTTCTGTAACAGAACGCTCTTGTAAATACTTTAAAGCACGATGGCCAGCTCTGCTTAAGTGTGTCGAAGTTAGTGATTCAAAATGTTCAAGCTTGATGATCTCTCTTTCGATCTCTTCATTGTCATCTGCCATAAGCTTTTTCAAATCTTGGAGCTTGATACTGCTTTTTTTGGCAAATAAGGCAGCTTGCTTTTTCTGGAAAGGAGTTCCATACCTCCTTATGATCCTTGATAAATCACTTCCAGACCATTCGCAAACCCAACATTTAAAAACATTTTTGTTGTAATTGATTGACAACTTGTTTTTATGATGTGTTTTACATACAGGACAATTATAAAGGTATTCTTCTCCCTGCTTGCTAGAAACGCCCAATATTTCATCTAAAACTTTTTTATATCTCATTGCACGCTCCGCGCAACATTGACTCATTGCATATGATATAGCATACACACATGTTTAGCAAGCAATAAGTGCACTCCTGTCTTTTTGATGATAAAGATGCCATGCGTATTTTGCTATTACTATAGCATCAACTGCGTCAAACAATTCTGATTTAATATTGTTATTCCTGTTAAATTCTAGTTTGAAATTTGGTTCACTATTTTTAACATAATCAAGAACAAAATTTTTGACTGTTATTTTCCGCTTCTTTTCAAGTCTCGTCGGATTTCGTATGGCGAAATGTTTCCTTGCTGCCTTGAAATCAATATGAATTGGTGTTATAAACAATTCGTGCATTTTGTAAGAAACGGAACCGTTAAATTTGGCCAATGAAGAAATCGACCTAGCAGACGATTTACCACCTTTAAATTTATGAAGGATTTCCTCAATATAAATATGTTCAATTTTGTGCATTTCAAAAACATTTTTTAATGCATCAACAACACAATCAATTTTGATATACTTGTTTGAACGCTTTTTTGTCGTACTTGTCTTGATATAACCATACTTTAACAGCTTCCCGTCTTCTATAACAGCCCACCCAGTACAATTTGTGCTTATATCAAGACCAATTATTTTCATAAATCGTTCGCATCCTTCATCATTCGCTGAATAAAACTTTCTTCTTCTGACATTCTTATATCGCCTTTTTCTACCATGTCTTTTGCAAATTGTCTAGCTATTTCTTCTCTTGTGCGAGTCGAACTTATTTTGCTCATAATATTTAAGAATTTTATATAAATGCTTGTTTCTTCTGCTTTATCATTGTTGTATAATTCCATAATATTACTTCTGAAATCTGATTCAGTATCACTTATAATGATGCCTGGGACATATTGAAGTTCAATACCATGGATATCGCGCAATGTTTCTAATTTTTGTACTTGAAAAGTGATCCCTTCTTCTTCTGAGTCCCATTCTCCAGAAATAATTCTATCTTCAAAAACAGGAGATGATTCAAGAATATAAAATCCTCTTTTAAAATTATGCTTTCTATCACCAATCTCATGTTTGAATGGTTCATCTAGTCTTACTGTATAATATTCACTTTTGCTTTGTTTTGAATTTTCATCATTGAAGGTCCTCAATTTTGTTGCAAATGGGGTCTCTTCTGTTTTGACAAATTTATTGGCAATCGTTGACAAAAACTCATGACCGAACTGGTTTGCTAAGTCAAATTTTAATTGTCCATTAAGTTCTGCAATCGATTCTAGCATCGTTTGGAGAGACTTGTTTTTAAATTCGTCAATGTAAGATTTGATTTTTTGCAAGGATGTATCGATATCTGGAGCAATGACCTGTTTAGAATATAAATCACCTTCGTCATTTGTTAATGGTCTTATGGCGACTTTTCTACTCATTCCTTCTGGTTTAAAACGATTGAACAAAGTAACTGTTGATGTCAATGTATCAACATGATTTGCTGGAAAAATGTCAATGTGGACAAACAAATCATCTCTTTTATCAGGATAAAAACCAAGTGGTCCTCTAAAGGAATGAAAAGTTGATCTTGGAAAAAGTTTTTTCAATTTCTTTTTCATTCGTAATATCAATTTGTTTCTTGAAAGTCTTTTGATCTCTTCAATCAAATATAATTCTATTTGTTTATCCATTGTTTTTCCCTAAAGATCTAAATTCAACTTGAAGGTAAATTCATCTTTTTCTAATTTTTTAATCGGCGTTGCTAAAGATGCAATTCCTAAAAGCTTTTTATCTTCATCATATACTAAAACTTTCGAAATGAATGTTTGTCTTTTAAATGATGAAGTCAAATCACTATAAGAAGATGTAACAACATTTTGGACCTTTGTTTCGACATTTTCTAAATATTTTGCCGAAGATGTTGCAAACGTTTGATACTCTTCAGTAAATGTTGGGTTATTAGAAGAATTCAGTTCACCTTTTTTTGCATGAGCGAAACATGTTAAAGTGTTAGTGTAGTTGACACCCTTAAATTCTATTGTACTAGCAATTTCCAACGAGTCAATATCTCCAAATGATCTCCACTGAGTCGTAACACCAGTTCCTAAACACCAGGAGCCAGTCATTAACAAGATCCCATCATTATACAAAATCAACCCAACACTTTCACCCTCATGACTTCCTGATGTTTCTCTCAATAATCCATCATTATACAAATCTTCAGCAATTGAAACAATATTGTCATTTTTTCGCGCTGTTAATTTTATAGAACCTTTTTTTAAAGAAGTCCCATAAAAAATTTTAGGAATGTTGATCACTCCAATATCTTTTGTTTCTAATATCTCACTATTAAAATCAGATGAGATAATTTTGTTATAATCAATCTTGTTCCTTAATGAATTGAACTTAATAGAATCACCAAAAGGTGTCAAATATTCTTGCGTTATTGAAGCTGTCAACGGATAAGAACCAGTGATTATATCTCCATATTTATAAATTGAATTGATATCACCTTCTGTAACACTTTTAAAACTAAGTAATTCCGAGTTTTTGTAAACATAGGGATATATTTCTAAAATATTTTCCCCAAAGATCGAAATACTGTTGTCATAAGATACATTTTTTCTTCTTTGATAAATCGCTTCACCATCCGCCATTTCACAGATGGTGTAAGGATAAGTTTTAATCCTGTTTCTCAGAATATCATTTTTATCAAATTTAAAAAACATTTAATAACTTATTCGTGTTCTGAAAATCGCTTCAGTATCAGCAGATTTCTTATATGGCTCAGAAAGTTTCGCAACCGCAAGCAACTCACCATCAGGAGAATAAAGACCAATTCCAGTTATGTAGGCAACCGGCAAATCTTCTGACCTACTTTTGACTACAATCTTGCTATTTGACAAATAAGTTGGATTACTAGAGTAGTTAAACTCATTGTGATTCAGGCGAACAAAATAAATTGATGACTGGACTTCGGTTGTGTTAGAGAAAGTGATGTCGCGAATTCTTTCACGCATTTCGTTGGCAATATTATCAATTGTGTTACCAGTAGCCATAAATTCTAAAGGTCCTCCAGAAGAGGAAAACTCCATTCCATCACCATCGTTGATATAATGCGATACAGACCCGGAAAGAACTAGCAAGCCAGCCTGATAAAAAATTAATCCAAACCCGGATTCACTATTTGGAGTTGCAGAGGAAGTATAAATAATTCCATACTCTCCAACAGGAGAATTAACTTTGTACGCGCTTGAAGCTCCATAATCACCGAACACTAAATCTAAATCATCTGATGAAAAATAATCCCCATAAGCTCCAGTGCCAAATGTAAATCTGAAAGAATCCTTTTTAATTTCATCTTTATATAAAGACCTATCAAAAGAGAAGAAAAAACACTCCTTCAATTTTGTTCCGCCTTCTGTTATGTTACCATCCTGATCAAATTCTAAAATTTGCCCTGTTGAATCATGCCCGAACAAGACTTGAGCCATTTGATTATAAATTGCTATTTTCTTTGAATTTTGCTCATTTGTAGAAGCTGAAAGGTCTGAAGTACCAGCGTAGCCAAAAGTAATATCAAACATAGGAGAAGCAGAAGAAGATAGGTATGGATAATCATACACTTTCTGGAACATGCCATGTGAAAATGTTTTGATATTTTCATCGGTATAAGTACCTGACGTTATATAAGTCCCGGTAATTGGAACTCCCTCATGCAACAAGGATTTAACCCTTGTGTGGTCGTTCTCTGAGAAATTTTTATATGAAGTTGACATTTGTTCTCCTATTGTTTCTTCACAAATCGTACTGGTAGTTCAATTCGATATCCAGTTGTACCACCTTCTATTGTTACATATGAATCAATATAATAACATGTTGAACCATTGTAATCTTTGCTGGAGCCCAATGTTTCAAAAAGATATGTACTAGTGTTCAAATCGACGCTGGTCTGAACCTTAAACATCAAAATGGTTCCTCTAGGGCCTGAAATTGCTTCAGTAGTAATATCACTTCTTGTTTCATTATTTTTGGAAACAAATTCCTTATCAATCCCGTCATTCAAAAAGTAAACGGCGATGTTATCATCATCTACATATGAGACATTGGCAACCTTAACACCTTCCGTTGTCCTTGCAGAAACTATTTTTCCCAATCTGTTGTCTATTTTTAAAATATACTGGCTTTCATATAAGTCTGGGTCAATATTCAAAGAAGGTGTTATCTCATTTGTATCTAGACCTTGGTCTACTCTGATATAAGAATCCTTACCAGCCGAATTTTCTCCAAACATCACACCCGTTTCAGATTCTAATAGTTTCTCCGTATCACCATCTACTGCTACTAGCCACGCATTATCAGAATGTCTTGCGGTAGCGCCAGAAGTACCACCTGAAACCTCATTAGGTTTCAAAATAGGTAGATATAAGAGATTTTTCCTAGAAATTGTTATAAGTTTGCTATTTCCTAAAGAAGTGTTGTTGGTAAACGCCTCAAGGATTAATGTCTGCAACAACTCAACATCGTAATATGCAGAACCGCTTGAATGATTTTTGTCATAAAGACCATAATCAATTTCTTCATCGAATAACGCGAACTTGGTGATCCTAAAAGAACCATCACCTCGTGCCAATCTTTCTCTCCCAGCATCCGTTAAGACAGTATCCATAATGATATCGCCTGAATTATCAAGAATTGCCATTATTTATTTTCCCTCACTTTTTCAAATTTAAAATTCATATCGTAAATCTTACCAGTTTGTTTAGAAGTCATTCGCAACTTCATATTTTTACCAAATACAGACTTCTTGTTTATAAATGGTGGTAAATTTCTGCTGTACTCAAATTCCAGAGCTTCTTTACTAATTAGGCTTTGCTCTAATGTTGGCGTCAAATATAAATACCTTTTCATACTCTTGGTCTCAACCTCAACTTGATGATCCAAATCCTCGATACTAACTTCCAAATAGTTAAAACCCTCTTCGGAATTCAAGATGACTTTAAATATTGATGATGGATTCGATATGAATCCATGATTATCAAGTCCTCTGAAAAGATACCAGTAATATGTATTAGGAAGGATCTTATCAACAAACGCTGTCTGATCATCTGTCAAAAACTCGGCTCTCTTTTTATTATAAAATGATTGTAGGCTTACTGGTTTTTCATCTAGACGATAAATTTGTATTTTAACAAGGTTTTCCTCAGCCTGGAATAATATTTTTTCACCAAATTCACGCTCTTGGCTCTCATATGCCTTGCTTATGATACCGATTTCATAATCAAAAGATTTAAAAACCTCGAAAAGTACACCTGAATTACTGTCAAATCGCATCAAAAGCGAATCATTTTTACCAATATAACTGTCAAATTTGACATTTGGATAAATTGGTGGGTTATCCAACATATAAACAGAATCAGTAAAATGAGGAATTTTATAGATCCTTGTGAAATTGCTTTCTTCAAATCTCATAAAGACCATCCCACTTTTACCATTCGGGATTCCAAAGTTGGTTTCTGGGATATCTACATCTAAAAGAACTGAAATATCCTGTTCGGCGTTACCTTGAATGGCAGCTCCAACTTGGTTTTGACTAATTTGCTTTGGCCCCTTATAAGTCTTGAAATTTTTAGCATCCTCATTCATCTGGTCTTTTAATGTGTCTAGAGAAACTGTATTGCCAATATCAGTTATCGTAGCACCAGCATTCCTAATGTACAATTTCGTCCCAATCGACACTTTGTAATCATATATCCTATATTCGTACTTCTTGTCGTATTTGACTTGTAGATCAATAAGTTTAATTTCAGAATCTTTTGTTGCCGGAATGAAATAACTTTGCATAGGTTTATTCGCAACAGTTAAAATACCATTCTGTAATACTTTTTCGTGCTTATCGATTCTATATAGCAGTGTTTCATCAAATGTAGCATTTTGTTCACCATGATATGAAATCAGATCTTTTAACGTTTTACTGTTCTCGCTTCTGATCTGAAACAGTTTCGACAATATTAATAGAAAAAGGAGAGGATTTTCTACAACCTCATTGGTTTTATAATCTTTTTCGGTGAAAATTAAACATTTCTTTTCAAGAAAATCTACATCATATTTCTCTCCACCATTAGCAATCTTGTTGAACCAAGAATCTAAATCAAATTGCTTTATATCGACCTTTATCCCATCATCCTCAAATTGTAGTGTTTCGGCAGAATTATCACTCTGTACCAGCCACAGAATCAGATCTTGGAACAGATCCGCTTCTTTTAGCGCAATATTGTATTGTTCTATCAATTTAGAATTAAAATTGATACTGATATAAAATGGGAAAACACTCTTGAACGGTTCAACATCTTTTACAAAATCAAAGTGATCACTCATAATCACAATATGCTTCATCATATCAATGAAAGCAGTTTTAGAAAAGTTTTTTAAACTGTTTTCATTCTTGACATAATTTTCTAAAAACGGTTTGATATTGCCCTCATCAGCAATTTGTTCTTTCGTCTTGTAAGAGTCACCCTGTTGTTTCGGTTTGAATAAATCCTTTATAACACCGTTTTTTGAGTTTGATATTTTTGTTTTAGTCACCTCGTTTTTTGGTGCCTTATAAATGAAGCTCATATCTTCAACACGCTTTTCTCTCTCGTGCGAATATAAATTGGGTAAGGCCAATTCTGCAACATCATCCAACATTTCTTCATATTTTTTGTGATAAAAGTTGTAATGTTTTTTGGTTGATGCTGTTAAATAACTTCCCTTTTCATTTGGCAACACTTTTCTAATACCATTATAATAAAAAGTTTTTCCCTTGATTTGTGTCACAATCGAATTTAAAAATTCGTCTCGTTGCCCTTCTGTCTCAAACGATTCAGTATAAACCAATAACAAGTCGTCTTTCAGTTCTAGTCGTCTAATCTTTTCGTGCTTTTCTATATCTAACAATGATCTCCAAGACTTATTGTCCATTGGGAATTGTATTATTGCTGATTTGTAATTCTTCATTCGTTTATCCAATTTTTATAGAAGGTGCACGATTTCTTTTTGCTTCTCTTTCAAAATCTATTTTCAAGTTGAAATCCAATTTCTGTTCTAAATCCTGACTACTGCTTTTATCTATACGTTTTTGTGTTAACACTATTTTTTTAGCATAAGTATCGCGAGTTTTTTGCTTCTCTTGAGGCGCTACTTTGACAAATAATTTTGACTTATTGGCAGATGCTATAATAGAATCTACAGCATCAATTGTATCCATAAAATCTGTCATATCTTCTTCTGTCTGTAACGTCAAAGTCGGTGCAGAAGCGGGAATCTGAATAGACATTTCTGCGACTTCTTCATGCTCATCTTGTGGAATTCTTGTCTGAGGAATCTGAATAGACATTTCTGTGACTTCTTCCTGTTCATCTTGGGAAATCCTTGTCTGAGGAATCTGAATAGACATTTCTGCGACTTCTTCATGCTCATCTTGGGGAATCCTTGTCTGAGGAATCTGAATAGACATTTCTGCGACTTCTTCCTGTTCATCTTGGGAAATCCTTGTCTGAGGCTCAACCTCAATAAACAAATCTGGATTATTTGTTTTTTTCGTTTTAACTACCATCTTTGTCTGAGGAGTTGTAACCTTTGGTTGAGGAACTTGGACTTGAACCTTTGGTTGAGGAGTTAGAACCTTTGTCTGAGGAGTTGTAACCTTTGTCTGAGGAGTTGTAACCTTTGGTTGTGGAACTTGGACTTGAACCTTTGGTTGAGGAGTTGGAACCTTTGTCTGAGGAGTTGTAACCTTTGGTTGTGGAACTTGGACTTGAACCTTTGGTTGAGGAGTTGGAACCTTTGTCTGAGGAGTTGTAACCTTTGGTTGAGGAACTTGGACTTGAACCTTTGGTTGAGGAGTTAGAACCTTTGTTTGTGGAACTTGGACTTGAACCTTTGGTTGAGGAGTTAGAACCTTTGTTTGTGGAACTTGGACTTGAACCTTTGTTTGTGGAACTTGGACTTGAACCTTTGGTTGAGGAGTTAGAACCTTTGTTTGAGGAACTTGGACTTGAACCTTTGGTTGAGGAACTTGGACTTGAACCTTGGGGGCCAGAAACGGTATTTTCGCTTCAAAAGAAGTATCAGGAGTTGCTTCAAATGATTCAGTCCTCTTTTCAAAGGGATTAATAAAATCCTCTTTTCCTATTATTACTAAATCTTCAGGCATACTTTGGACTTCCATCTCTCTTATATTAGAATCGACAACAAGACTTGAAATGTTTCTCTCCTTCCCAAATCTGTTTGCATTATAAACACCTCTAAAAACAATTGTGCTTCGTGTCGCAATCTTTGGTGTTGACAAAATCAGACGAGATATCAACCCACTAAGATTGTCTATTTTGTTTTCTAAATATTGTATTGATTCAAATGTTGCATTGAAGGGCGCGCATAAATTAAAGACAACAGAAGTCTTTAAATTTCTCCCAAGAGAATTGTTAATTTGAACAAATTCCTCAATCATATCATAAAATTCATTTAAATATTCATTTGAAACTTTGGAAACAAAGTCTTTTTTTACCTCTTGCAACTCATAATCATAATAAAAAGAAATAAGATTTATATAATTTTTATAACTTACACTTATCTCTTGTAAACGAATCAAGTACAAATTCAATTGTTTATAGGTCGGATCTTCAACTGTAATCTTGGCTATGTACCTATAATAGCCATAATTTTTGTCTTTTACTCCACTATCTCGTAAAACAAATCTCCTCAAAGACCGATTTGAAGACGGGATCTCTCGTAATGAATCACTTGAAACTGATAATCTAGAAGGAAACGTTAACCAATCAGTTGTCTGCTTATTCGGAATTGGTTTTAAAAGCATTTCTCCAATAGAAGCAACTGTTTCAACTACATTTTCAATCTCATGCTCCTTATCAACAAAAGTCTGTACTCCAACTTTGTTAAAAGTATATAACCAATCAAGTCTGTACCTGCCAACTTCTATGTTCAATATTCGCGCTTTAGAAAGCAGACCTGGATCATATTCAAACAAGTTTGGAAACAAAGTAGATTTTTCCATTAAACGTTTGAAATCAATATCAAAAACGATTTCAACCCCGTCTGATGAATCGAATTGTTCACGAATCATGAAGGTTTTTTCTTCATTTGTATTATTTGTAAGAGATATTTTTTTATCAAAATCAGAATCTTTTTTGGAATGTATTGTCCAATCTGGAACTGTTACAATATCAATTTCCCTCCCAGAAAGTGTTAACGCTGTTTTTGAACTTTCATCTATTACAAAATTGCCATTATAATTTTTATCATCAAGTGACAGGATATCCTTCGTCGTTTTTATTGTACCATTTTCATATACTTTTTGACTAGTTGTTCTCCCTGTTTCGTAATCCTTTAAGAAGCTGCCATATTTTGCATCAATTGAATGTTTATTAATCAAACCTTCCAAATCAAATTCGAGACGACATGAAATCTCATAATCTTGTACAATATCATCAATTTCAGTATCGCATTCAATTTCATAAGATTCTTTTTTCGCATTCATATTTGGTAAAGCCAAAGTTTCGACTTTAGCGATACCATTTTCATTCTTTTGGAAAATACCTATTTTAACAAAATCCGCCACTTCTTTGTTAAATAACCATTTGTTCCCCTCTTTTTCTAAAGAAATAGTAGTTGTTAACTTGGTCTTTTCTATTTGTTCTCCTTCAACATCTACTCTTTTTATAGCCAAATCGGGGATTTTTCCCATTTTATTTAACATATTTCGTTACCGCCATCTAAATCACTATCAATTTTGTCATATACATTACTAGTATCTATCACAATAGGAACATTATCTAGACAATCGATATCCTCATCCAAGAAAATATTTTTATTTACTTGTTTTTTAACATGCTTACAAAGAATGCGTGAATCTATCTCATCATCATGCTTAATCGAAAGATAAAATTGAGCATATTTTTCCTTTTCTTCATCACATAATAAATCATAATTTTTAGCAAAAGGCAATTTTTGTAAAATTGTTTCATTTGTCTCTTCATCTAAATCATATGTGAATAATTCAAATTCAAAATTTTCTTTCAAATAATCAGTATTGTGTTCCATTATCTCTAGCAAAATATAATCACTAGTAACCTTGAATCTCGTCCCATCATCAAATGGTTCCGAAAAGTACTCCAAATAAGCCTCCTCATCTGTGTACTCTCCTTCGTTAAATTGCGAAGAATATTCTTCATCAAGGGCTTGTTCAGAACTCTCTTCCAAAGCAATAACAAATTCTGGATCTTTCATATTCAGTTGAGCAATTTTAATAGGATGTGAATTGCCTTCCAAAAATTGTTCAACAGTGTCCAACTCGCCTTTATAAAAAGTTACTTCAACCGCTGGCGCATATAAATTACCAATTTCTGCATTGCCCAAAACTGACTCAGCAAATCTTAGACCCTCTTTAGAACCGCCCTCAATCTTTCTTACTGTTGAATCAGGGCTTTCATAAGTTCTAGCTGGACATAATTTTGGGGTTGTTTTAATACGATTTCCAGCAGCACTCTGACATTCTTCAAAATTCCCATTGCTCGAATTGTATAAAATATCATCGTCAACAAATTTATAATAAACAGGTTCAAAATGACCTGTTGCCAACTTCTCTTTGCCATGCCTCGTTAAAATAAATTGGAGTACTTCTTCTTTTTTATCGTGAAATGACATTTATTCATCCTTCCCAGTAACTTTTGTCACCAAACTTATCTTGGCCAATTCTATCATAGAAAACTCATCATAAGGCCAATTATAACTAAAATCTGGGATATCTGTTTTCAAGGCACCCTTTTTTCCTTGTTTGAAATTGAATTTGTATCTCTCGTCATTCAAATTCGTCTCTAACATTTCCCAATAATTCGTTTTTGCACGCTGCTTCACTTTAAAAAATAACCATCGTGTTTTATCATTCGGGGCGAATTCTCCTAAATCAAATAGGACATCTTTTTTCTCGAAATTTAAATGAGACCATGGTGCAATGTTTTGCCAAATATGACTCAAATCTTCCTTTGTGAACCTAAAATCAAACTCGATTGTGAAAATTCGAATTGCATCTTTGGTGAACTTCTTGTTCCTTTTTAGGTCAAATCGTGGTGGGAAAACAAACTTGTCATATACATCTTTATCAACTTCTTCTGAAGGAATCTCATAAAAAATCTTTTCATAGTTGCTATATTCAAAAGGGATTGCCACAATTGCTTCATAAAACACTTTTTCATCTGCGATTTCACCAATTTTATGACGCTTTTTGGCGAATCCTACCAGATCCGCTAATGAACCAGTCTCGCCACCAATCGGAGTTTTCATAACTTCTGCAATATCTGAAATTTCTAAAACTAATCCACTCTTATCATCTGAAACGATTGAACCATATTGATGCCACATCCCCTTTGCAATTGATCCAGAACCGTATTCAGGGATTGTTTGCTCGCAATCACTGAAATCCAAAACAGGCGTTTCAAACTTTGTTTGAATAACCCATTGAGCACCATTCGACGAATTGTCCTTAATAATGCTAGGAATACCTTTTTCATCATATTCTACATCTTTAGCACCAGCAATTGAGAATAAGTTGACCGAAGAGGATATCTCCATTCTGTTGCGTGCTGATAAACCATAACTCATACCTCCAGCACTTGGATAATTGAAAGTTCCACCTCTTCCGGTCTCTGGTGAAAAATAAGTTGCGCAATCCCATCCATAACGCAAATACTCAACTTCTATTTCTTCAAAAATTTCCGCCAAAGTATATTTTTTGACACTTGTTGGAGTAAATTTGATTCTTGCTAATCCAGGACCATCATAATATGGTGGAGTGTAAGGTGCATATCCAAGAAAGGGAGCCGCTACATCTTTCTTTACAAGAGAAGTAGGATTCCCGAATGCTTTTCTATTGTCGTAAATTGTTATTGAACCATCTGACCCACTTTCATAAGGTGCCAGGTTGGAACCAGATGTTACCGTTTCTCCACGCTCAAATTTGATTTGGTCTTCTTTATGGAGAATTACCAACATTTCATAAACTTCAACACTTCCGTCAACAAGGCCAAAATTAGGGTCGGTATCTTTTAGCGACCTTGCCGACGTTAAATTCCCATCCTTCAAAAAAAAGTTGGGCACTTCCGCAAAAAAATTGTTTGCTGCCAATTTGTAATCATTGCTACCTTGTCCGCCCCAAGATGCTGATAAATCAGATGAAGCACTGCTGTGTGTCTCAGAATCGACAACTTTTTCAACTGTCCCATACAAGCTTGGCTCAATCAACGTTTCAAAAGGTAGTCGATAATGGAAATCTTCATCTTCAATAACGGGATATGGGTCCAATAATGTATGTGGGTATTCTAATTGATGTGTGTAAATATAGTCTGTATCATTAATCGTGAATTGTCCAGAACCAGTCATTATTGGATAGTCAACAGCCACACAAGATTTGATAGTATTAAAAAGAATTCCTGGGCCAAATAGTGGATCATAAAAAGTTCTACGTGCAACTTGAGCTTGAACATCAGAGAGACTATAATAATCACCAACATTCCCATTACCAGCTCCAGATCCAGTGATATAATCTCCATAAGAAGTGCTAAATTTTTCTACAAGTGACAAAGTTTGCAAAACAGGATACAATTTATCGTAAGGCAAAAATTGATTTAATGTTTCCAGTTTTAAATAATGCCTCACATGATAATCATGATGGTCATCTTTTGTAAGCCCATCATTAGTGACAATATCAGAAAGCATATATCTTTCTTCAAAACCAAGATTTTCAGAAGTTCCAAGGTCACTTCCACTTAACACAAATGAGCCACTAATTTCCTTAAAATAGTCGCCATCGTATGTCGATAAATGTTCACTAATTCTAAATTCTGGGATAAGTGAAAAATCTTTCCCATGGTTTTTTATCATCTCGTTATAATGTCTGTATGATTCTACAAATGGGCCAATTCCTGCCTGGTCGGCTGTTTCCCATTTTGTATCGCCAGCTAACAAAATACCTTTATGAGTTTCTTCGATCTGTGCTCTTGCATACAGAGGAGTTGCCCTTATTGCTGCTGCATCAATATATGTTGTTGCAATCTGGTATTTATGCGCAACACCAAATTGTGATTTTGATTGTAATTCTCCTTCCCAAGTGCCACTTATAATTTCTGTCCAAGCAGCAGAACTAAAAACGAATCCACTATTCGTCTCAAACTCCTTTTTCGCATCAAGCGGCCAAACACTTTTTTTATGAACATAATAGCCTAAAGCATTTTTGCCGTTTAACACTGGATCGTCGTGTATAAGAGCGTAAGCACCACCCAAAAGCGACATATAACTTTCAAGACTATTTCTTTCGTCCCTATCACTGTCCCAATAGCCAATTTCAAAATTGCTTCTTATGCGATTTTGCTCTGTCCCTATGAATTTACCTTGGGGAAATAGATTGTCGGTTATTTCAAGCTCTTTCAGCTCATCATTGCCAAATTTGTACTTGTCATATACAAATTTGTAATTTTTATCTATAATTTCCAAATTCCCCATCTTTTGGCACAATTTTTCATTTGCAAAACGTTCATATTCATTTTTATATGAATATTCATAATGATATTCTCTTGTGGAATCCAAGATGGTATGCTTAAAAGTTTGATTTGAATCGAAAATAGGCTCTACGAAATAAGAACTTGTTTCACGTTCAGAAGCAAATTGGCCACGAACTCCGATATTCTTAATTTCATAGGTCTCTTCATTCGCAATATCATATTGATTGTATCTTCTCCATGATTTAACACGAGGATGATCCTGGTTGCGGATCTGTTTCCAATCTGTCCATCCCCAAAGTAAATTGTTAATCCGTTGATAATTGTGAAAAGTAGAAGTAGCCGCATATTCAGGCCCATCCACTTTTCCTGACCTATAAATTACCTCTCCTCTAAAAACAAATTCATACGGCCAGTATTCAGGAATTGTTGCAAAGTCATCATCAAGACGAAGGACGAAAGATGAAGATTCTGGGTTTCTTTTTGCGGCATCTACAACTTCCAATTCATAACTGTCACTCATTTTAATCTCCCAAATTTCTTGTTAACCAGGAATAGTTATCACCACTTGGAATAGATGCAACTGAACTTGTCTCGTCTTGTCTCAATTGCTCTTTCACCTTTAAATTGCGATAATTAATATTCTCAAAAGGTGTGAATTGAGCAGTAGCTAAGTCGGCTGAACCACCGCCATACGGATCATTAAAGGAGCCAGATTCACCGGGAGAATGGAAACGCTCAATAATTGTACTCTCCTCCTTAGGTCTAACTTTTTTAATGTATTCTGACGTATTTTTATATGGAATTGAACCACAATAAGGGAATCTACCTCCACCAGAACCACCAGTCAGTTCTACTCCCAAATCTGCAACATCATCGTCAGTTAATGCTTTCTTGAAAAATGTTATTTCATCTATCCCGCCACCAAATGTTGGAAACGAACCATTTATTACTCCTCCGATACTCAAATTCGCGCTATCCCAGTCCAATGTATTAGCTGGAAATGCTGAAGAAAACTTTTCCCCATCAATATATAAATGTTTCTGACTTAAGTCTCTGTCGCACACAATTACAATATGCTTCCAAGAGTTGTCGTTTGTAGAAGTACATCCCGCATCTGCCATTAAGGCGTTGAAGCTACCGTTGAAATAAGTTGTAAAAGTCAATCTACCAATATTATAATGATAAAGATAAAATGAATCAGTTGAACTAGCCCTTCTGGCACCTAGCAGACTTTTGCTTAAGTAATCATCAGATGCATAGAAATTTGCCCATAGTGATATCGACCATGATGAATTCCCGAATGTATCAATATAAATCCCATCTTTATCAATAAAGAATTCGTTACTGCTTGTCACATCGAATAAGTACCCTCCCTCAGAGCCATTTATGAGAGAGCCGGTAAATGGATTGAATTCTTTTTGTGCTACGAAATTGAATTCATCAGTGACAACATCCCCTCCAACTGCCTGCAATTCAGAGCCGGATTCGATGAAACCTTCATCCATTCTCAAATGAGCTATAATATCACCAATTGGTTCAACAACATCGGTAAAATAATTTGGCTCAGATGATTCAACATCAAAATAAAAATCTTTATTCTCCGCGAACCACTTGTTTTTGCTCCCGCGATTACCAACTGAAGCAATTTCGTAATCCTTTTTATAATTCGACATTTATTCCTCAAACTTGTCGTTTTTCATCAAATTTAATCCATCTTTTTGTAAATCACCACTTAATATCGTCGCTTTACTCCCCATAACAGAATCATCATCGATTGGTTCAATGATGCTTTCAATTTCTTTCTTGTTATCCTTGAAGTTCAAAAAAATGTGTTCTACTTTATCCCTTGAAAGTATATGATTCTCAATTACTGTCCTCAATGAGTCAGCTATATTCATGCTAGCTGGCAACATTTGTCTAACAGCATCATAAATAGCAACATCAATCCATTTATAAAAATTGTGAAATTTTTCAAAATCCAAATCACCATGAACCTTGTCAAAAAACCTCGCCCTTAAAAAATTGAGTTCATTGTATTTATCTTGATAAAAAGAAGTCTGTGAACCTATAATATTGTTGAAGTCTTGCAAAGTTGCAAACATTTTCAACATTTCTTCAGAAATGTTTTGGAACATGTTCTTCTCAACAGTCATAAACATTTCTGAGGGCCTGGAATTTTTTGTAAAAACAACATCTTCCTCCTCTTTAACTTCAACTGTGTTGAGATTGCTCACAATTCCAGGAGGCTTTATTTTGAAAACAGGAATATATTCTAATTTTGCTACTTGTTCGTTTGATAAGAATTGCGAACCAAGACCATGATATTGGTATTTGATAAAGTGATCTTCATATTCATTTTCATAAGAACCAGAAGATAAGTCTTCAACAGTGAAGCCTCCTCCCGAATCAGAACCAGTGACTTGATCAAATTCCCAATGCAAAAACATCGCATCATGCTCAAAAAATTGTTGCATTCCATCATCAATCTGCTGCAAACCAAGTGAAGAATTGAGTCTGCCATAATTTTCAACATCTAAATTATGGGCAACTAATTCATCATTTGTAAGCAAATCTGCCCACAATCTGAAAGAGCCAATTTGAACATCTGAATTAATATCTGAGTTACCAGTATAATTTTGTAACGATGCCCCAACATAGAACTTCTTATATTCTTCGTCCCATTTTGACATATCAACTGAAGACGTTAATTCAAAGCTATTTCTGACTTCACCATATAATGAATTAACCCCAGAAAAAGTCAAAGAACCATTATCGGATAATAAATCACCTGATGAATCAACATTTCTCGAAATCTTAACTTGGAAATTCCAAACTGAATCGTCATAAACATCATAGAACAAAGATGAAGTAAGAACAGGTATTAAGTCGGAACCGGATAGGGCAAATCTAACATGATTGCTTTCGACTTCGTTGCGAATAGCTGAAAGATTGAAACAATAACTGCCTAGTTCATCATTACTATCAACTTCATGCACTTCTTTCATACCAAATATTGAAGAAGTCTCAAAAGGTGTCGAAAAGTAAAAATTTGATTGTACACTTGCTTTTTTCGGGAATAAAACTTCTGCTTCAGCGGTAATTTTCCTAATACTACCAGTAATTTCTCCTTTAGAATTGTTGTCGCCACTTTTTTTAGACTGAAAGACAGTTGCTCCAAAAGAATCAACAGTATTAAAATTGATATACTTTCTTTTTACCGACGTTAATCCAGCATTGCTTTCTAATTCGTAAGTGTTATTATCAGTGAAGAAATTTATTTTCAACAATTTTTCATCAATTCCAATACACCTCAATAAATTTCTTATAGATGTTTCTGTCCCTTTTGTTTTATACAGATAAACAAGATTGTTAAAGATATTCTTATAAATTATGTTTTTGATATTCATCAATTCTTGTTCATAAATTAATGTATCAGTTTTGGCCAACAAATATTCACTAATTTCACTATCTACAAAAAGTTCATTGATGTAAAAACCATAAGATTCTAAAATTTCTTTATTATAGTTGAAAGCTTTGTAATCATCACTAATATAGTTTGCTCTTTGAAGTTCTGGCACCATTTCCATTTGTAAATGGAGTGAATCAAGGTATGTGGCAACAACTTGTGAAATTTTTCTAAGCAGATATGATTCGCCTTCTTCATCTTCCTCTTGAATCCAACTGGGGAAGGTGCGATAAAACGCTGCATGATTTAAGGCGTCGTACTCTTTTCCTTTCAGCTCATATTCATCGAGGGTATCTTGGTATAAATAAGAAGATGAATAGACGATAGGATCTTTGAATTCCTCAAATGACGCACTTGATAAAACTATTGCAGATTCAGTGCTTCTAGAGCCTGTTACATACCCTTCCCAAATTCCATTTGTCAACCTCCCTGAGTAATCAAGAATTTGCGAATCAATAGAGTCAATTCCGCTATCCCCTTCATTAAATTTGTAATAAACAGACAAATCTGTATTGGAAGTGTCTGTATTTGTGCCACCATAAACTTCTTTATTGTAATTGAGCGCTATTTCTTTAGAATTTCTAGCAATTTTCCACATTCTAAATTCATCAATAGAGCCAGAAAATTTGCCAAAGCCAGCATCACCAAATATTGGTTTGATTTCATAAAGAGCGGTTACTTCTTCCAAAGTCAAATGGCGATCAAACATAGTAAATTCGTCTAAATCACCGTTGAAACGATTAGCGGTCGCACTAAATCGACTTCTAGCGCCCAATGTAAAATCAAAAGTGTTATCATAATTGTTCGTACCATACGATGTTGGAGATTCATAAGAGCCTACTAAATCAATCAATAATGAACGAGTGTCGTTTTCTCTATCTACCGAAACATAAACATGATGCCAATCATTATCCTTTGCAACGGTGGTTGACAACGAAATAGAACCTCCACCAGAATCGCGAATGAACCAATAGAGTCTATTTGAATTGTTATACATGTAATAACAAGGGAAACTAAGGAATTTTGATATTATATATTCAAAAGTTGCTGGGTAATTCCCTCGGAAATTTATCCAAAAAGCGAAAGAAAAGGAAGATGTTCCAACATCGAATAAGGATTCGCTATTAACTTGCTTGACATAATTGTATGGTGAAGTACCAGAATCGAAATGAAGTGAGTTATAGCTACCTTCAATATCTGACGAAGTAGTTTCTAAAGTTGCCCCATATAGTGCTTCAAGAGTGTATTCTGTACCATTTACCGGCTCTAAATAATCAACTCCACTCTCAACTCTTTCATTCATTCTATAATGGAATCGTACATCCCCAATTGGGAGCACAACATTTTCATAATAATAATTAGAAACGCTGGGATGAGTTCCTAACGCACCAATTGTCAACATTTTAGAGCCAGTTACAGCAGAAATCGAAGTCCCAACAATTTTGGATTCATTTAAAACAGAGTCTTTATACAATTTCAAATTTATTTCGCTTCCGGTGTTTTTCAGGACAACTGCATAGTGATGCCATTCTCCATCTGCGATTAAAAAATCGCCCATTTCTTCTTCCATGAAACCGTCTGAACCAGATTTACACGTTACAATGAAAGGTTTTTCCGAACCTGTAATAGAAACAACCAATCTCCCATAACTTTCATCACTTTTCGAAGTCCCAGTTGTAAAAAGGTCCAAAATCGCTTCTTTTTGTGTCAATTCACTGTGGAATTCGTCCTTTTTGAGCCAAAATTCAAATGTTGAACCAGAATTTAAATCGAAAGCAAGGTTGTCATGCTGATTATCATCAAGCGAATAAATATTCCCAGTTGTGAAAGAATTTTTAGTGTAAATAAATTCGTCAACATCCGACTTCCCATAACCAAGATACTGCGAATTTTCCAAGTTGCCCCAACTATTTCGTGAAATAGTTATAAATCCATTGGTTCTAGGATAAGCATTTTCAAACATCCATAATTCAAGTTCAGAAGATTCATTTTTCCATTGAATTTTCTCTTTTTTTGAACCATCATAAGGATAAGTGTTTAAAATTTTTTTTATTGAGTCAGAATAGTAAAACTCTGCTAATCCATAACGAACAAATTGAGCTGGATTACCATAATTCAAAGGTGGAATATATCTTTTATCATATTCCACCTTTTCTTTAACAAAATCTGTACTTTCAACCTCTTTTGAAACATTTTCATACGAATTGGCTTCAAAGAGTTTTTTGTTGAAGATATGTTTTAAACTCACTATTCTTTCTCCACACGAAACTTAAATTTTCTTCTGAAATCTTGTTGTTTGCCGTCAAATTGATGCATAAATTGAAAGCGATACATTTGATCTTCTTCCAAAATCGACATATCAAAGTCAAAATAACTCCCAGAAGCGTCATATGAGCATAATGTTGCATTTGATGAAGTTAAATATGGAATAACTTCATATTCATCTGCTTCACGAACCACTTTATAATACAAATTTTCAACAATATCTACTTTAGGGTCTGTATTTACTGTTACGTATTTTTCAGGTGTCCAGCGTTTGCGCCTAGTGAAGCACCTAATTCTGGGCGTTTCAGACACGCTATACTCACTCTTAAGGTCTGGCAGGCTTATGACATATCTCTGGTCTTCAACTGCCTCATAGGCTCGCACAAAGCCACTGTATAACAAAATATTGCCAGTGGCAGGCATATACCATCTATCCACCAAGACTGATTCACTAGTATCTAAGGCAAAACTTGCCTTATAAATCCCTGTTTCGACACGAGTTGTTTCAATTGATGAAGTTAACAATTCGCCTTCTACTGTGTGAAGATTGACAAAAAGATTAGTTGAACCGGGATCTGTTAAAGTGCCACCACGATTACGGTGGTAATAGTAAATTTCATTCATATTTTCTTCAGCGCTGTACGCTGAAGATGAAGCGAAGAAATTTTGACGCATATCTTTTCTAGAATTGTCCCATCTAGCTTCGATATATGGCCTCTTGAAGAAATATTGGCTACCTCTTGCACTAAATTTCTTCGTGTAATGCGATAGCGAACCGCTTTCTATTTCTTCCGGCAACCTAACAACAATTCCTTCATTTGTTATTTCATTTGATATCCATTTTTCAACCAAATCTGTAATATCAATTTCCAAATTTTCATCACCAGTCGCAAATGAGCAAGAATAATTCGGATTTGTTAAGAAGTCACCACCATTTGTTCCCCATAAATTATTTTCAGATGAAGAAAGCCAGTTAACTGCATCAATGTCAGAATATTCTTCCATATCAAGTCCTATCCCTTCATTCCAAGAGGATGAAATAGGCTGCACAACAAGCTCAAAATTTCTTGGCAATGTAAAAGGATGTTCTACATTCGATAACTTAAGCCAGAACGATACACTCCCTGATGCTTCTAAATCGTTATTGAGTCGATCAGCAACAATAGAATCAATTGGATACTTAATTAAAATTCGCGATGCTTCAATAGAACTTGTTGAATACTGTCCAGAAAGATTAAACACTTCTAGGGAATCAGATGCTCCCATATTAGCATTTACTGCTCTGGAATTTCCAACAACTCTATACGCATTTGTAATTGTCGCATCTTTTTCTGCCACATATCTTTTAATGCCCATTATTTTATAACCCCTATGATATCATTCTTGGGATATTTTATTTCCAATACAGTATCATCCGGTACAAAAATATATCTCCCATCTGTTGTTGTATTCGATTTGATATCAAATTTCGCATCAGAATAATTAATTCCGACTTTTTTAAAGATATCTATCTTTGTTGTATCCAAAACACCTGGGATGAGGTTGATGAATCTGTATAAATTTCCAATATCAAATGATTCACCGATATGCATTTTGTTTTTAAATTCTTTATTTAATTTATCTAGAATCCTTGAGTATAACTCTACAGGACTCCCCTTGTTTTCACCAACTACCACAAACCTCATTCCAATATTAACTATTTTCGCATTATAAATGTCGATATCATCATTAATCATTTTCTTGTTGTTTAGCCATATTCTTACATTATTTTTCAAAATATTGTTCGGCTCAACAAATTTTCCCGCCTTTGTTTCAGAAGCAAGATAAATATTTAACTTCCTCCTTGCTTTTTCTCGTCCAACCGTTATTGAAGCACGTTTAATCGCTCCCAATTTAGAAGGCATTGCATAAATCAATGCTAGATAATCTTGTTTAGTAACCGCGCGATTTTGAGTTGAAAAGTGATTAATAATTTTCATCTTTGTTTCTTCGGAGTTAGTATCAACAACATCTCCGACGATATCTGTATCATTATCAACTTCTAAACTTTTACGAACCCGTGTGATTGTTGAACTGTCTAAAACTGTCTCATCACCAAAATCGAATAATGCTGTTGAAATATTGGTGACAGAATTTTTAACAGCATTAGAATTGACTGTAGAGTTGGCGCGATATAAAATCCTTAAAGTGGTGTTGATAGGAGCTATCCCCAATTTGTCAGATGAAATAAGTTTACTTGGGTCAAATGCCTTATCTGTAATATGATCTTTCGCATGAAGCTCTAAAACAACCGTTGAAGGATCTAGATAATCTGTTGAATCAATTTCTGTCGAAGAACCATGACCAAATTGTAAAAATGTTCTGTTATTGTCTCTTATAACTGTAAAACGTCTTGGGACTGGTACTGGCTTTAGAATGGCCTTCGTACTCTCATTCGTCCCCGAATCACGGTTGACAATTGTCTTGAAAACAACATCTTGCGAAAGATATTCAACCTCTGTGTATTCATTCCCTTCATCGTCTTCAACCAATAAGATTTCAACAATATTCTTATTGGATAACGCTATTTTTAAAAACTTTTGAAAATTCCCAACCGTGCTATACTCTTCTCTAATTTCCCCTGAAATACAGTAACCATATGCGCGCACAATGTAAGAAGTTGCTAAACCCGTTGTAGCATTGACCTCTCCAACAACAACTTGGTTACTATCATCTGCGAAATTAACATCTTCCGCCAAAATAAAAGAATTGCCATCAATTGAAGAAAGTTCACTACCTTTTTTTAAAATAGGAAGATAACTTGTGTCAGGACCAATTCCAATAGCTAATGCAGGAATCGAAATGTAAAATGTCAGAATCCCTGAAGAAGAGTTGTTTGGATTGCTCTTATAACCTCTTGATAGACCATGGCGAATGATGTTGTTTGGCTGAATTGCTGTACTCAAATTGCTTTCATTAACACCAAAATCAAGATTCAACGATAACTGCGCACCAATCAAGGCTATCTGATCATACAAAAGCGATTTAAAACTGTTAATATTCGCATCTTTAGAAATTTCTGGGTAGTTGTTTAATTCAAAATCATCCATTGATTTGCGGATTGAATTAAAATCCCTATTCGTATACTTTATTGAATCTTTCTTTGTCATTATTCACCTATATTCAGCACAATTATATCGCTTATTCCAAGAGCCGTAATATAATACGATATTTTCACATTCAATTGATATTCATCTCTATCAACTTCGACTCCATCTAGTTGAATATAAGGCATATATTTTGAAACTTGGCTGTTAATATCACTTTCCAAATCGTCTTCGTCTTTCAGGAAAAGATAATCTCTTATCCCAATCCCATAAGAGTTATATAGCACCCTTTCTCCAGGAGATGTTTGAAGAAGCATTCGCAAATGTTGTTTAATCATCTGCTTCATGCTTCTTATCATTTTAATGCCGTCTGTCATATTAATAGATAACGGCAAATGTGGTCCTAGCGCTTTCATTAAATAACCTTTCTGATACTGTTCACCTTTTCCAAACTACCTTTCATTGGATCAATTTTCAAAACCTTTTTGAAGTCGTCCCCAATATAAGTAGAAATTTCTTTTATTATGTCAGAATAAGTTTGAATATCAGAAATGGAATCGATCTTGAACATTTCTTGCAAGTCGGGCGTTTGAAAATCATAACTTTCACTCAATTTGTTATAAATTCTCATATAATCTGAATTCAGTTCCTCTTCTTCTGTCAAGGCGTGAGTTCCATATACCTTATACAACGGAATTTTCAGCCAGTTCTGAATAAAGTTCCTCAATTGTATTGAAGCCTTAATGATAATTTCACGCATGTTGCCTTCGATATCTTGCCCAGCACTATTCATATCTTTAAAAGTTAGAGAATTCTGTTTTTTTACTAAGGCATTTTTATCGTACTCGAAATCAATGAAATCATTTACATTCAATTCTATATCATTATACAATCCTGCCCAATCTATATGAAAAAGGTATGAAACAATATTATCTTTTGGTATAAATGGGGCATTTGCCGAATTATATTCAATATTATCACTCATCAAAACAGGCGTCTCTAATAAAACAGAAAAATCTTTAAACCGATTAGAAATATAATTATTTAGATTGTAAAAATCCTGTTGAACTTTTGTGATAGCTGGTTCTAATAACGATTTGATTGTCCTCGTTATCAAATTGTCATTCTCGGATTGTATAGGAGTTGCATCAATAAAATTCCCAAATTCGCTTTTCAAATCGGCATTTGCTACTTCATCCAAAACATTAATAATGTTTTGCTTTAAACCTTCATTAATCTCTATTTGACTTTGGATATAATTTTCTGGGATATTTGTTTTTAGTTTATACACACTCTCTTGAGCTTTCTTCAATCCTTCTTCAAATGAGCAATCAAATGTTTTATTGTTTAAGACCGAAGTTCCTTCAGCAGTTCGGCATAAGTTATCCAAAATTTGGTTGCCTATCACCATCCCAAATGATTCAAAGAACTCTAACCAACCTTCTTCGCCAAATTTATCTTTCAAGCAAGAAAACTTGTCCTGCTCTAAAATATTCATTACAACTTCTGTTATAATCGCAGTCGTTTCACCATGCAACAACAGACAAAGTTGCGAAGGAGTCAAAGAATTAGATACATCTTCAACAAATTCTTTGATCATTTCTTCTGAACAGTTTGGTGATTTTGCATGATTAGGTGCGTCAAATGGATATGGCGTATTGACCGGCAAGTCATTCATGTCAACGCTTCCAAAATCCTCTGGGAGGTTAAATGTAGACCCATCTTGGCAAAATCTCGGCAACGATAAGACAATAAGTGATATCAAGCTCTTGAGCATCTTTAAAATCAATTTGAGAATGCCAGTTTCAATAGCAATTTGTATAAAAAAAATAAAATCTATTGTTGGAATCTTAGGTAATTTTGGTATTTTCGGCCATGGAATGTTCAAATTGATACAGATTCCAGGTATACAACTCATCAAATCTTCTAATAATTGTTGCAAATCTATTTTGCTAATAACATTTACAAGAATTTCAGGCAAACTGTTGATTTTATTTATCAAAGAGGCCAAATCCTTGAAAATTTCATCAGCATTAAATTCTACCACCACTCCTAGCTTAGCTGACAACAATTTTTGAATGCTTGTTTTTATACTTTCATACTCTCTTAACAAATCCGCTCTATAATCTGGTGGCGGATTGTATAAGAAACAACTCTCCCCAGAACTTTCTAAACTAACATCGATATATTCATCTGCCGCTTGATGAACCCTGCCTGCTGCTCTCAAGGTGTTTGGATTGACCCCATTAAAATCTATTAAAGGATTCGGGAATATATTTTCAAGAAAAAATGTTATCCAATCAACTTCCTCAAAATCATTCAAACTCTTGAAAATATTATAAATCATTGATATCAATTGCGCTTTTTTAGCAATAGGTGAATTAACAAAGTTCTTATCACCAATTACTAATTGATATCGTGTTTCTGAATTTTGGAAGAAAATATTGATAATGTTATATTTATCATCTATGCCAAAAACAATGAACTCATTTTTGTTATAGATTTCTAAATTGTTAACATCCAACAAATTTATAATCATTCTTTGCAATCTTTGCAAAGACTTTATTTGCAGTTTGAAACTAAAATTGGCAATTCTTATTTGTTTTTCAAAGCGTAATTTTGAGACTATTCTTTCGAGTTTAAGCAAAAATTTTTCAATTCTTTCAAATTGTTCCCTAAAGTCCCACAATTCAATTGAAATATAATCATAAATTGCCTCGTTGTCAACAAAAGGGATTTTGGCGACAGGAAAAACTTCATTGAAAAGTTCCTCGTTCGTCACAACAAGAACGCTTATTTTCGAATTTGGAGTTGGTTCTAAATACCATTCAGCCGCATTGACATGCGGCAAAAAATTGTTAAACTGCAATTCAACATATTTTTTATTATAAAATTCAAGCAAGAAGTGTAACGCTTCTTCTTTAGCGCTGAGTAAAATTTGCTGCAATTCAGAATCGTTCTCGAAACCATATGAATCAGTCTTGATTCTTACTTTTAGTAATTTCCCTATTTTGAACGGTTGTTTGCTTTCTCTTAAAATCCAAGAAATATTTCGTTCAATTTTTTCTCCAATATCAGAAGCAAGTGAAACTGGAGGTGTAGAAAAATCAACAAATAACCCATCTGTATTGACTTCACTTTCAGAAAAAGTTTTTAAACTTTCAAGAGTTTTGAGAACCATTTTAACCCCGATTAAGATGTTGTGTTAAATTCGCTATTGATAAATTTTTCTGCCATTGGAGTTAAATAATTCAATTTAAAAATACTTAGATTAGCTTTATTTGCCAAAAGTGAAAAATATGATTGTGACATGATTTTTATAGATGTTGCAATACCAGTTGCAGCCATTTCAGCGGATGGTGGTGCTGTCGGATGAGTGTGAAAAGCTGCAACAGCATTTAAAACATTCTGATTAGACATAAATGTCTCAATAATCCCACTCAATTCTGAAACAAGCTCAACAAGTTCACTCATTGCTTCAACCAAGTTGTTCCCTTTTGGAATCGGTTGCAAATCTTTATCATCATTCATTGCAATAAGATCAATCCCATATTTTCCAACCGATTTGCCACCTTGTGAATTGACTTTATCAAGTCCTGTTACTAATTTAATCCCCTCTCTCGCCACTATTCTTATAGAATCTGCTTTCAAACCAATACCAGATTTTTTTGTACTTTGACCAACATGGCCCTCAACAAGCCCAAAATTTTTATCAATATCGGTTTTTTGGCTTATATGGATTCTTGCTGCATCAGTTTCAAAATTTGGGTTTACCCAGATTTTTTTTCCTTCTGGATCAACTCCTTTGGGCAAATAACTAGTTCGTCCCACAACTATATCAATTGAACCACAATTGGTGTGACCTTTTGCAGAATAACCGCTAAAACGGTCTCCTGGCCTATCTCGTCCAAAAACAATCCACGTGTTGTTCTCATGGGAGATAACGTGTTCACTAGGCAATACAACGAAATTGACTTCTGGTTCCAACAATCTATCGCCATCAATACCAGACAATGATGCTTTTTCATCATCGGGATAAATTTGTAATTGTTTACTTCTTTTGGCGCTAAGACCAGTCAGCTCAATCGTTTTTACAAACTTTGTACTCATTTTTTTCCTATTATTGGAACACCAGGAGTTTCCAAATATAAATTTCCCCAAACAAGTTCATAAGCTTCCGGGTAATATTCCTTGATTTGAGAGCGCGTAATTTTTTTGACAGGGATACCTTTGCGCGGATTAGCAACATAACTTGTATCTCCATCCCACTTCCCGCCACTTGCTCCAACTGACCAAAGATCATCTCTCCCATCTTGATTCAAATCAAACCAAATCCATCTTTGATGACCTTTCCTGGTAAACGGATTTTTTCCCATCCCTTGTGGAATATCAATTGGACCACCAAGTTCAGGAATTATTTGATGCCCTCTCCAATCCCAATGTACTGATTCACTCCCACCTTCTCCGCCATTGCTCGCACCAGAAGTCTCAAAAATTTTAGCATTTCCCTCTAAAACCCCTTTCACGTTGAGATACAAACCAAGACCGCCATCTGGAATAAGCTTGTTGTAAATCATATCCTTCAAAGCCGAATAGACAGCTCTAACAGGCATTTTTCTACCATCGACATGAACTTCTGTATCCATTGCAGTTCCCATATAATGCTGGGAGTTAGGATTGCCGGTTCTTATCAATGATGTCACGATTACTTCAACACGGCCTCCATACCCTCTTTTCCAATAATCCTCTATTATTGATAAAAAATATGCACTTTGGAGGACGCATTGTGCCCTAAATTCTCCTAACTTTTCCATACCTACTTCAAAAGGTTTTCGCAAAACCTTATTGCGCATTTTACTTTCGGCATATTTAAACAGTTCATCCTTATCCGAAATGCTAGAAACTTTATTGCAATTTTTCTTTGCCTCTGATGCCTCCGAAAGTTTTCTCGCAATTTTGCTATTGAGTCCTTCCAATGTTATAGTGCTTATAGAGTCAGTTTCAGAAGTGCTTGGGGAAACTGGCAGACATTCTACCATATTAAACGCAGAAGCACCCGCGACTCCATTGAATGGCTTAAGATCACCTGAAATCGACACCATCTCAAAATTTAACGGATCACGTTTGATCTTGCTTAAAAAAACAGGTTGTGAAAAATTGTTTCTATCTTTAAAATCAATCAAAACAAAATCGCCAGCAGATAAATTATCTACCCCATTCGCAGTGGCAAATACTATAGGATGCATCTTGACAAGGTTTTTCCAAATCGCTGTTTTTTTATCAAATTTAGTTGGATCTTCAATTAAAGAATGTAGCATTTGATTTCTAAAATAAAATACTACTAAATTTTCATTATCAATATCAATATCGTTTGGAATTTCTATATCAAATTCTTTTAAATTCTTTTGATCTACAATTTCTAAAACAACAGAAGTATACGGCCCTGTATTATTCAAAACATTAACATCAACTTTTTTTTCAAGGATGTTATACATTTCATCCATTGTTCTCAAGTTACTTGGGTTAATGTTTTGGTGCCCCAAACCGAAAGGTGATTTGCCGAAATAATCTCCCATTTAATCACCTAAAGCTTTTATTCTTATTGTTTCCAGTTCATCTTTCTGTTTCGACATTTCTTCATAAAAATCGAATTCTTCTTCCTCTTCTACTTCAGTGGAATCCATAAACTTAAAATAAATATTGATAATCTTAATCAATTGTTCATTTGATTTTTGTTGAGTTTCTATAAGTTTTGTCAAAAGTGGGACATGAATAGGTCCGACCTTTTTGATTCCTTCTTTTTTTAAATGATATAAAATCTCATCGAACAAATTTTTCGCACTTTGTCTATCGTTTTTTGTGTTATCAACAACTTGCTTTATAATCAAATCAATATCAAAATTCATTTTGCACTCCTTCTTTTATATATCATTTCTCCAAGAATATGCAAATTCTTTATACATTTCCCTTATTGCTTTCATGGCAACAATCAGTTTAGATGGATTCAGTCCAGAAATTTCTCTCAAATAATGGTAGACATATCTTTTATGGAAAATCTCCAACTCATCAACATCCTGAAAAATTATGTTTATTGCCTTTAAAGCTGCTGTCAAATTCTCATTTTGATTATAACGCTTAATCCACTTTTTTATTTCTTTTGAAAGTGCCTTTAAGAATTCTTTATTATCCCTTAATTTTTCATAAGGATTATAGAGGAATAGTTTTTGTTGGTCTTCAAGCGATAATCCATAAATATCCTCAAACGATATTGAAACACTCTTTTTTATGTCTTTTGAAGCTTTTATAAACCAATTTCGCAAAATTACTGTAAAATAACTAAACGCTAATGACCCGGTTGTAGGGTCATATTTGTGCATTACTGTTACAATGTGTACTAACGCATCTTTTTTTAGAATTTCAATATTCGGCAACTTGGTAAACTTAAATGTTGGAACAACATTCTCAATTAATTCAACAAAAACTGGTTCAATTAATTTTTCAAATAATTCATTTTTATATGCAATATCAGAAGAATTGTTGTATTCAATTATAGCATCTTGATGTTTTTTTAAGAAATACTTAGGCATCGTACAATTTCTCCATAATATTTTCGAAAGAATCTTTATGGCTTATGCCTTCGATATTTTCAGTTATTATCGCTTCCTTTGGAACATCAGATAATTGTAACAAAAATTCTTCATATTCCTCAAATACATTTTGCAATGTTAGAAGATTATCATAAACTTCTTTAAATTTTGTGTTACTTTTAATAGGCAATACAAAAGCTAATTCAACAATTTTTTCCTTTACTGAATCAATTATCTTGAAAATTTCTTTATTGTAACTTAAAACAATAGCATATTCTTTGTAGACTTTCGATACAAACAAAATTGAAACAATATTTATTGCACAAGAAATAAGAAATAAAATTAACCAAATCATATTACTCCTTATTTAATTGCTTTCTATATTCTTTTATTTGATTGGTAATAGCTTCGCCAGGTCTATAAGCCCGTTTGACAAAATCTTTTTTCTTACCATCAACAGTAATATATTCTGGTGAAGTCATTAGTTTTTTAAATTTCAAAGACGAGCAAAGAGGACAAGTTTTGACACTATTCGCAATTGAATGTGTCAAAACCAGTTCTTTACCACACGCTTCACATTTATATTTAAACTGTGGCATCTGCGTCGTTCTCGTCTTCATTTTCGTCTTCATTTTCGTCTTCATTTTCCGCTGTATATCGATCTTTTTCTAATTTCAACGTAACTGGAGGATTGTCAACAAAAATTTCTCCATCAGAATCGGCATAACATTCATAATTTCGAAGCATTTCAGTAATATCAACTCCTTCAAGAATACCTTTTTGAAGAGTTATCATAATAACATGCACAAACTGTTCACTCAACTTCAAACTTTTTCCCATCTTTTTCTTCCTTTTCCTTTAAGTTTAATTGCCCTTAATAATCTAAAGTCATTAAGAACCTCACTAATGTTATCAGAACATATTCCTGCACATTTGTCAAATGATTTTATTATTTGTTCCTTATCATCATTTAAAAAGACAATGACAGAATTTAAATTGTATTCCTCCTCAGAGAATGTCCAGATGAAACCCTTGCTCGTAAAAACCCTTTCGTCATTTTCATGCCAAAATGTGTTAAATTGTTTCAAAGCGCTCATTGCTTGCAAATTTTTGGCATGAAACCAGGAATGATTGGAGATATTTTTTAAGAAATCAAAACCAACTTCATATTGCGGCTCATCGTGCCCCAGAGCAAATGCTCCATCTTTGTACCAAATATCAATTTCAACCTCGAAACCTTTTTGCAAAGCACGAAGAAGATAATCTGGGTGGTTTTCTAGCTGAGATTCACCTGCAAAATTACCTCTATGTGCAATAAAATGCATCATTCTACTATATATTCTCCGTCAACATCAAGTTTCGTTACAATATCTATCATTTCTGCATCAGTTAAAACTCTGTTCCACCATGCCACACTTCTGATGTACATATCATCAGCATATTCGTAATCTTGATGGTTTGAATCGCCAGGATAACCTCTTGCTATTCTGAAACTAGCTCCATCACTATTCGGAACACCACTTCTGATGATGCGTGTATTGGCAGTAGAGCCAGTAACATCGTATAAATAAGTCAAATTGAGTGTTCTATTGGCTATAATAAACATGTTCTTAATCACACCAAATGGTGTTGCCGTAGTCCAACTTGTTAGATTCCCATTCAATTCCAATTGGATAGAAGTCATATCACTTGCTAAACTTAAAATATTAGTTCCGTGCGATAATATGGTGTGATCGCCCGTAACCGAATCCATTTGTATTTGCAACAAAATTGTTATACTGTTAGTACTAAATGGTATTTGAAGATCTTGATTCTCACAATATTGTTGAGGATTAGCACCGAAATAACGTTCGTATATAATTTCACTACCAGAACCAACAGTCCCACTTGTATATGTGTAAGGTTCGTTATACAATGTTAAATCATATGAAGACATCACATCAACTGATGATGTGCTGGCTGTCCCGGTCTCTTGAAATGGCCAATAACCACGCAATCCATCTGAATACGCAATTGTTTGATTAGAATAATAAGGAGAACTTGTTTCTAATTGAGAACCATACCACTCTTGTCCAAACTGATTCTCGACTCTTGCTTGAACGGCATGAATATTAGATGATGATACAACAAGAATTGTTGCATCATAAGTGCCGGTCACACTTGTTGCAACTTCAGTTGTATAATTCCATGGTTCATCCCCACTACCACTTTCTACATCGCGATATCTAAAGTTGATATTAACACTATCTTCTGGCCCTAATGAATTAAGATTACCTCTGGTTATCAAATAACTGCCAGACATTTCCGGAGTCAATGTTGAAATTTCAGGTATAAGAGCAGTATCACCGGCAGAACTGACTGTCATAGAATATTTGTCATTACTGCCTAACATATAGTCAACTGTTGTGCTTGGCACTTCAAGTTTGGTAGCGTAAAAATACTCACCATAAGCTGAATCATCAGGATTCATTAATTTGAGAATTACTCTGTTATAATCAGATGATATTTTCCTTACCAACCATTTTTGATCACAATGTTCAATAAATGATGCTGATGGTATTAGAACTGTGAAAGATCCAGATGAGCTATCAAGTTCAACAACTTCATCTGTTGCCTTCATCATTTTCTCTTCAGCGCTTGAATTATAATCAATCAATCTTGTTGTATAGTGACGTGGAAAAACATATTGCCTGATGACACTAGCTCTCTCATCTTGAACAATATACCATTTACCTGATTTGTTTTGAAATGTTGTGCCGAATGGCACAACGTGCTTCATGTAAAATGAGCTTTCGCCATTAATATCTTGCTCAGTTGTCGTTTTAATTGTCAAACTTGAATCGCCAGAATAATTATAAACTCTTATTCGGCTATCATCATCAACAGCATCAGGGTCAGGAATTGTTACATAAGTTGCTGTGATAGGTGATTCAGCGCCATTGATATAGTAAACCTTGTTGACATCAGTTATTGTATAATACCCTGAAGTAGCATCTACTTCTTCAATTGTCATTCCATCAGTGCCATTTCCACCATTGCACGAATATGGCGAATTAAAACTATTATTAAAACCTGCTATTGTCATTTTTACCCCTTTATATCTTTCCTCAAAAATTCTTGCAGCGATTCAGGATCACCCAAGCCATGCATTTTTGCAATCGGAAAATGTTTAACTTTTTTTCCATCTTCGATGAATTCATTCAGAACTGGTGCCACATAAAATTCGCCATTTACTTGAACATTATTTTTGATCATTTGCTCAGCGTATCTTATATAGTCTGAGCCTTTTTTAAACCAGTGAAACCCAGTGTTAGCAATGTTTGAGATCGGCTTCTTCTCAGCCACTTCACAAACAAAACCATCTTTTCCAAGTTTAGCGAAACTCCATTTTGGGTGAGTTGCTGTAAAGGTTGCCAAACCTGCATCAACACCATCCAAGTCGAAAATAATAGTTTTGATCATCTCTTGAATCTCCTGAAAATTTTCATAATGTCTTCGAAATTCAACTCAAACCATTCACCACGAATTCTTTTCCTTTCCATAATCTCATGCAATTTTAATTCCACTTCTCTTCCGCCAGGAAATGCAGCCAGCAATTTTAACTTTCGTGGTGAACCAATTTGCAATTGGTTTAGACGCTTATCAGGATCTTTGGAAAAACCAATCTTAACATAATCTCCATCAGAAATTAGATAAATTTTATCAATAGTTCGTTCATAATCGCTCCAATTGTCTTCATCTTTTAAAAACAAATCTAGAAAGCAGCCATTTTCCATTTTATAAAATTGGTTCAAAATCCTGTAAAACTTATTTCTTCCAATTCTTTCTTCATTTTCTGACCATTCTTTGAAGGCATCCCAGAGTTTCAATCTTTTTATCTTAACTCCATTTATCAAAAGACAACAAGAACTTATGAATTGAACGACTTCACCATTCATAATATTTTTGAAGCTCTATGAAGATAATGCAAAACAATATCTTGGATACTGTCATCAAAATTCCTTTTCTGAGACCATCCAAGCGCTTTCAATTTGTCACCATTGACTGAATATCGGAAATCTTGTCCAACCCTTTTGTGCTCCAAGTCCGCTTTAATTTTGAATGGAAGAAGCTCAGAAATTTTCTCAAAAACCTCCAAATTCTGCTGCAAATCAGTTCCAGGGATGTTATAAATTTCTCCCGGCTTCCCTTTTTCCATCAGAAGAAAAATTGCATCAATTGTATCTTCAACATGAAGCCAGGTTCTAAATGGTGCTCCACCATTGTGCAGTCTCACTTCCCTCCCGTTCACTCCCAGATAAACAATGAGAGGAATAAATTTTTCTGGATATTGGTAAATTCCGTAATTATTCGATGGTCGAACAGTTATGACTTCAAGATTGTATGTCTCTTTCCACGAGTTCACAAGCATGTCAGCAGCGGCTTTTGTAGCTGAATAAGGATTTGTTGGAGCCAAAAAATCTGTTTCAAACGACTGTCCAATTGATTTGTTTCCATATACCTCATCAGTTGAAAAATGGATGAGAACAGGCTTTTTCCGAATGTTGTCAGGTTTTTTCCGAATCAATTCCATAAGGACTCGAACACCTTCGACATTCGATAAGACAAAATTGTGGTTGTCAAGAATTGAATTGCCGACATGAGATTCAGCAGCAGTATTTATAACAAAATCAAGATGGTCAGGCAATTCTTGCAAACTTGATATATCACCTTGAATGAATCTGAATTTGTTTTTTGGAGTGAAATCACCAATATATCTTCGATTCCATTCTCCAACTTTTGTCAGCTTATCGATTCCGTAAACAATATGGCCTTCATTTAACAAACGATTTGTCAAATTCGCACCAATGAATCCATAACATCCTGTCACCAAAACATTCATCAAACAACTCCTCGAATGCTGCTATCGATCTGATATTTTTCAAAAATTTCTTGTAATTCTATGCACTTTGGAATGTTCCATTCCTCTTCTGCAATTGCAGTCGCGATATACGGAATACCTTTTTGAATATGGAGCATATCACATTTTTTTCTCATTCTGATGCAGCATTAAAGTGTGCCTACTACAAATTTTAGTTTCTTATATAGATCAATATTGATCAAATGCCACTTGTGGAGCAAATGATTGTTGATACATTGCCATTTAGGATATTTCATTAGATCATTGTTGATTCTATTTGTCAACATAATATTTGTGAATTGTCTTGGATCAGTTGAGCTTCCATTGTTAAATAACATGCTATCAGGCCAATGTTTTGTCACATTCTTTTCATAAATTGAGCCAGGCTTTAAATATTCTGAAATGGCATACTCGTAAATCGAAACCAAATTCTCCATATTTTCTGGCTTAGAAAAGAACCATTGATCTGCCAAACCTGCATTTAACTGATCCCACATTGCTGAATAAATAAATTCAGGGTCCAAGTTTGGATCAAAATCAGTCAAAGAAACTTTAAATTTTCTATTAGAATTTGCATCAATTGTTCCCAAGTCAAATCTGGAAGTAATGATCCAATCATACTCATCCATCATGCAAGCCATTCTAACAGATTGTGCTCTGGAATAAAAAAAAGCAAGCGAGCTTGCAATTTTTGCATTATAGTAGGGTGAATGAAGTCTATCAAAACCTTCATCAAAATACTCTTGAGACACCCCAGCTTGTTGCATCAGCAATTTAAAATCCTTTGGATCTTCATACTGATAATCGATAGGTTTAAACAATGTGTGAAATTTGAAACGATTACTGGGTTCATATGAATGAATATAGACATCAGGCTCATATCCTAAAAACTTTTTCTTGATATATTCATAACCTTTATCCCCAGCATGTTGATCACGACTATTGTTGTAATTTCCGTACAAACAAAGTGCTATTTTCATTTTTTCTCCTCATCAGCAACTTTGTTATACTCAACCGCGCCAAATCCTTTCAACGCATTCAAGACATTCTCTGCTGCTTCACCTTCACCATATGGACATTCATAAACCATTTTTTTCTGCTTCATGACATCTTGAAAGCTGACTTTAAGCTCGCTTGGCTCTCTTGCTAATACTGCATTCATTCCAAGTGTACAATGTCTTTCTGTTGCTTTCCTACAAATAATACATGGAATCCTGAAAAAATTAGTTTCCTCTTGAATCCCGCCGCTATCTGTTATAACAATTTTACTATTTAACATTTTTTCTAAAAACAATTCGTGCTCCATTGGTTCAACTGACCTTAAAACACTGTCTTTTAACATTTCTTGAATGTCCGGTGAATAATTTGGATGCTTCACAAGTGTAAAATCAAGTTCCGAATAAATTTGAGATAAATTTTCAACAACGCTGATCCAATCAGCAAGTTCTTCAGCATTCTCTCTACGATGAAGAGTTATAAGAACTTCATTACCATTCTTTTTATTCATTCCAACTAAATTGTCTAATGCTGTACTACCAACAAAAGCAATTTTTTCATCCTTATTTAACCCAAAAATGTACTGTAATTCGTGATGTGATGGTGTTAGATGAATATCCGCAACTGCCGTTATAACTTGCCTGTTATATTCTTCTGGCCATGGGTTTTTTCTGTCCCATGTTCTCATCCCTGCTTCCAAATGAATAACTTTAACGTTGTGGTGAACTGCTTTTAAAGCAATTGCTGATGCTGTGCTGGTATCACCTTGCACCATAACATACTCAACCCCGCTAAAAATCGGCTGTTGATCATCAAAAATCGAAGCGTAAATTTCATCCAAACGATTATCCAACTCGCTTCTCAACTCTATTTGAAAATCGTAAAATGAATCTTTCGGTAAAAGTGTGGTGTGCTGTTTAACGCAAAGAACCTTGTGTGCAACATTATTTTCTTTAAAGTTCTTTATTACACTCTTAACTTTCAGCCATTCAGGACGAGTTCCGTAAGTTATTAATATCATTTATTTCCTTGTTTAAAGAGATCGTATTGTGTCAAATCGTAATATCCATCTTCTTCAATTTGATCTGGATTGTGTTCTGCAAGATGTTGTAAAATAACCAAACCTCTTGCAGCTCTTTCCGGGTCCATATAAAAGTTGTATCCAAGAAGCTTGATGTTATCTTGTTTGTATAACACACCAGGAGTTCTTCCTTCATAGCGCATTTTGCGTAACCATTCGTATCTTTCTTTAGAATGAGTCAAAATTGCTCCACCTTTGCCAATGTTCAAAATTTTCTTTTGATGAAAGGAGAGGCACATTAAACTTTCTGGGATATACATTCCACTTGTAAATCTTTTAGCAGCGTCATAAATCGGATATGGAGAGAGTTGGTAAATTCCTTGCCACTCTTTATCCACGAATTTGACTTTGCCGCCAGCATGAAGAATGCTCTGTGGAACTGATAAGTAAGTCTTTTTGGGAATTGTGACTTCGCCAACTTCCATCAGAAGACACGCAAGCAATATTGCATTGGTGCAAGAATTTGTTGTGACAACGTATGGAGCACCAGTGTATTCGCTTAAATTCTCTTCAAACATATCCACAATTTTAAAAGGATTGTGCATTATTCACCATATTTCATAAAATAACACGGGATTTTTTCTTCACCATTCAACAAATTCTCTTGTGAAACCACTTTGAAACCACATTTTTTGAAAAGTTTGAAACTCCCCACATTTTCTGTTTTGATTATAACATTTAATTCGTCAAGAATCAACGCATTTTTTTTCACTAAATCATTAAGCATAAATGCGCCAATTCCTTTTCCTTGGTGTTCTCCTGAAACTGCAAGACGAATATCGTTTTTAACAATCCCAATCCAACCAACGGGGGTTCCATTGTCAAGACAAATCGAATATTCTTCCTGATATTTGCTCATGAATTCCAGATGTTCTTCAGGAGTTATCTCATGCTGCTTGATGAAACCCTTTTTTTCTTCATTCCTCAATTCTAGAACAAAATCGTTGTAAAAACCGCCACAATTTTTTTGCATTCTCATTTTTTTACCTTGATTTTGATGAACTTCCGTTCCATTAATTTGTTTTTATCTTTTTGATGTAAAATTTCTTTTGGCATTTTTTTCATAATTGCATTAGACAATTTTTGTTGCATTTTGTCAATCATTTTATAAACGTCTGGTTGATGGTGGTCATCAAAATAAGACTCCTCTTTTAAAATTGCAGTTGAAGCTTCATTTTCAACTCCAAAAAAACTCCTTAACCATTGTACAGCCTCAAAATTTTCGTTTTGCGCATTTCTATTGAAACTGTTCGGAAGAGTCAAGAAAACTTCAACTTTATATTCATTCTTATCCATTTTCAGTAAAATCTTATAACCAAATGTAATATTATAAACTGGTTTTGAAGCTTTTTCAATTACATAATATTTTTCGCCATCCTTTATAGCAAATTCGCCATCGCTATTATCAATAAAATTTTGAATATAAGCCGGATATTCTCCATTAATTTCTTTATAAAAAATGTCAAGTCTTTCAAAAAGATAGTCCAAATCTCCAACTCTTGATTCAATTTCATCAACGAATTCTAAAATAAATTCATATGCTTCATAAAATGGCTTAGTTTCTTCAAGTTTAAATCCAGAATAATTTAAGCTTGAAATTCTTCTATCAATCCTTGTTTTGAGTTTTGTTAATTTCGTATCATTTAGCTCACCATTTTCGATACGTTCCATAATCGACAAAATATCATCATCAATTTCAAGAATCTTGCCTTCTAACTCAATTTCCGTTTCGGTTTCAAAAAGCATTGCATCGTTTTCTTCTTCATTATCGGAACTCAAATTAGCGTTGTGCTCAGTCTCAATTGAATAATAATATTCAAAAAACTCTTTGTACAACGTTTGAGAGTGGCTCAATTGATCATCTGCAAAAAATTCACTTTCTTTAATATCTTGAAGCACTCTTCGCTCATTGGCAGACAGAAAAGAAGTTTCATAGTCATCCTCATGAAATAAAGGATTATAACCATCATAGTATGAATACTTCTTACCAATCAATTCTTTATCAGTAAGCGTATTTAAAAGTTCTTCTTGTTTTTCATCCAAATATGAGCCACCAATAATATAAGTTTCATCAATGTTCTCAACAAACCATTCAATCAATTCTGCATCTTGGTTTTTTCGTAAAAAATCTGACGCATATTGCAGAGTCGCTGCTGAATATTCTAAATTACCATAAAAGTGTGTTGCAGGAGCGTAAACACTCCTTTCAAAATCTTCATCTGAGATTCTTCTAATACGAAGTCGCCCAATTGTCTCAATCCCTTCAACGCCTCGACCTGTGTCACGCAAAATTTCATCATTATTAAACTCAAATGAAAAAAAGTTGGAATAATTATCTTTCAATTTATTGTATTCTTTTTCGCTAATTGCATAAACAATGAATCCATTACTCCCAATTGCCTCAGAAATCGCACATTGGAAATAGCTAGAACCCTCACTATGACAGCTATCTGTCCATTCTGTATCAGACATCCTTACAATATCAACAGGATGTCTTGAAAAAAGAAGATAAGTCGTTGGAATTTCAGTCCTCTGATGCAATTTCCATTTACGGTACAACTCGGTTGTCGTGAATCTCTCGAATTCTTTTGCATCCTCTGGAGAAAGAAATTTTCTTGCGAATTTGATTAAACCCATTTTTTTCTTTTTGGGTTTTGCACGACCTCCACTTTTTTTGATCATTTCTTCGGATGGCATTTCAGTCCAAGCAACAATTTTTGTGCGAAATGCTGGAAAGTTTGTATCTTTTGTTATAATCGCGCCATTTTGTTTCGCAAGATCGATAAGAACTTGTTTTAATTTGTCAACAGGTTCAGCAAAATGTTCAGGAACTACTTCACCATCAATTTTCACGACTTGTCTTTTGTATGGCAATAACTTTTTCAATGCTTTTTGGCCATTCACAAAAGATTTTGATTCAGTATCAAATTCATAATCATGAATAAAATCAATAGCACGTTTACTTATTTCATTTAAAATTCTTTTTTTGGCAACTTTTATTCGCAAAACCATCCTTCTTCATCTCCATATTTCACCATATTCCACAAGTTTTTCAATTTCTCTGATCCTTGAAGGTCCTCTTGAATGTTTTGAATATGATATAACCAAGTCATTGTAACTTTTGCAGTTATATACCCATTTTTTTGAAGAATTGCGAGCACGTTCATATAATAAAATAGACCGACCATCTTTCATCGAATGTTTATCAAGATGTTTCGCCAAATCTTTTTCAAATAAGCGCAACTGAAACTTCCACCATTCATGTTCTGTAGAAAGAAGCAAAACTTTTTTTCTTAACGTCTCACTTTCACATCCGTTATTGACTCTTGAAAATTCTTCGATTCCAAAATGCTTCAACATTTTGGCTAATTTCCGGCCAGCATATCTTCTAAACCCCATTGTGTAGCCATCTTGCGTTGATAAAAACCCAAAACCCGTGTCCCATTCGCTAGATAAAATATACATAATCTTTAACACTTTTTCTTTATCAAGGATATTCGTTTGCAAATTCTTTGTTGCAAATGAAATATCATTTTCTTGTTGTGTTTTGAATTTATGGTCCAATAAGAATGTATAATCTCTTTTGCCTTTTCTTTTCCAACACGCTTCCCGAGTTTTAGGACCAATAATCCCATCAACTTTTAATCTATTATTGCTTTGAAAAATTTTAACATCTTCTTTTGTCAAACTTTTTTTATCAAATCCGTGGATCAAAAATTCTTTCATATCACTCCCAAATACAATATTTATAATTTCTCAAATCTGTGTAGCCATAATGCCAAAATTTCTTAAGGTAATCACGTGCAATTCCCATCCCCAAATGCTTATTCAATGTTGATCCAATATCAAGAAATGTGTTCCTTGGATTTTTAGAAAAACTCTTGTGCGCAATCAAATTGGAAATAGATGTTGCAGCCAAAAGAAAAACGTGATCTTCTATTTTATCTTCCTCAATCCATGCCTGAATCTTGTCTGGAAGGTTGAAATCATTAACAATCGCATTGGTCCCGATTCTAAAATCTCTGATAATATCCAAATCCAAATGACGAATGTTCGCGTTTTCATTGCAAACAATGACGCATTTTTTGTGCTTCAAAAGTGGATAAAAGTTTTTAATAAAAAGTGGGTAATTAGCATTCACAAAAAGATTTGCCCATGTTGTAAACTCTTCATCGCCGTCTCTCAAATCTTTCATCCACTGCGAATCTTCCTTCGAGACGCAGCATGGGCAAGACAAACCAACGAAATAATTGTGCTGCTTGTGCTTAAACGCTTCCAAAACAGCTTCGCCAACATATCCATGTTTTTCTGGGTCGTAATCTTTTTGATCTTCCTTGTTATACCCAAAATTGTGATGAATATCTCCAACGATCACATGGTTTTGTGCTAGAATCAAACGCTTCTGTTGCATTAAAAACAGTTCACCATCTGAAAACCTTGTGAAAGAAAAATGCTCATTCCTCTTGAGCAAGTGATAAATCTTTAGCAAATCTGTTTTAAAGTCTTTCATCGCGCCTTCACCAATTCCCATCCATTGCTCGTTAAATGCTTAACAATTTCGTTCCTAACCTTGTAAAATCTTTCATGATTTTTTGGATTACTAGATGCCACATCATCAATCCCATATTCATTTCCTTTGATCGATGACCACATTTCTCTTTGATTTCTAGGATGAGCTGGAGTGAATGTCTTAATCCCCAAGTGCTTCTGAGCCATTGCAGAAAGTTGGATATCTTCTCCTGTTTCGTAAGTCAACGGTTCTTCAATGAAGATTGCTCTTAGAATATCTTTCTCTAAAAACCATGCGTGCCCAATCAAATCACACTCTTGAATTTCGTTTGAAGGTGCCGCCCAACCTGTTCTGACATGCGGCGAATAAGAAGTTTTATAATTCAACTTAACACCAGCTCCTCCAAGAATTGCTTTACCAACTGTATTCAAAGTCGAGACACAATTTTTGAACCAATCTTTACCAGGAATTGTGTCATCATCAAAAAATGCTATGAATTTCGTTTCTGCAAGCATTGCAGCAGCATATCTTCCGTAATATTTCCAGTTGAAATTGTTTCTGAAAACTTTTAAACCAAATTGTTCAAAATCAAAATCATGATTATCCTCATGATCATTCACCCATATCCAAATGTCCGCTGAAGAGAGCAAACTTTGATTTCTAATTGCTGCAATCTGTTCTTTGAGCAAATGAGGTCTTCGATAAGCTGTCAGAATGACCGTCAAATCGCTTGCAGAAATCTTTGCTTGCTTAGCCTCAACAATCTTCTCGAAGAAGCTCAGCGCTTGCCTGATGCGTTTTTTGATGTCGTTTATCAACTCTATCCCGCGCATCTTTGCATTGGATTCGCTCAGAGCACCAATTTTTGTATTGTTGGTGATGACTCCTGCACCAATCATCTTAGCTTCCATCACAACCTTTGAATAAGTTTCAAAAACTTGTGGCAAAAAGCAGAGATGTTTGTTTGAAGCGAGTTTCATAATGAACTCAGACCATTTCTCATCCTTTACAAGTTGATATTCAATTCCAACTCTTTTGCAGTACTCAACAGCCTGGTCACGTCCTTTGATGATGTTGTTTGAGTCAAGGATTGAGACAACATGGTCATTCATTCTGGAACGGTAACGTTTTGTCATCACTTCTAAAAAATTCAGTTGCTCATCATCCCAAAACGCTGTCCCAATATTATGAATGTTCTGAATTCCCAAATTCAGATTGATAATTCTCTTATGTTCTTTTGAAAAGACAACCACCACTTTAGCTCGTTGATACAAAAATTTGTTGATGATATCGCTTTCAGGCGCTTTAAAATTGACATAATTTGATGGATCACGAGTCACCAAATACTTATGATCATGTTCAAAAATGATATAGTTACACCTAACACTAAATTCTTCAAGAAGGTGCCTTGGGAATCTGACAAAATTCCCAAGGATAACAAAATTGCTTGAAATCTCTTCAATTTTGTTGCGAGTCATTTTATGTGAATTTATTTTTTCGACTTCCCACCCTCTCGAACGGTAATGTCTAATCAGGAAATCGTCATCACTTTCAGCACCACCTTTCACTTGTGAATAAAAAAAATCCGCAACAAAACTGATTTTCTTCATCGCTTTCCCTCTCTAAATCCCAAAAAATTGTCAAAAAGCTGTATCACTTCTTCATAGACTTCTTGCTTCGCCATTTCAAGTTCACTTCTCTCATGATCTAATTCAATGCCATAATGCATTTGATCACGCCGCCAAATAATTTCTTCAAATAATTTCTGAACTTCTTGTCCCATCGTTTTACACCCACTGCTAAAAGGTCTCAATCTTATCCATCTTTTCTTCCCATTCCTTTTCTTCTTCGGTTTGAGAATAAATTGCATTGGCGAATTTTTCAAACATTTTCTGTTCTTCAAACTCGTGCTCAACCCACTTCTTCAATTCTTTTGAAACCTCCAGTTTTTTATCATATTCGGCAATAACTTCAATCATTGCTCTACGATATTCAGTCATCTTTGGGAACGCCCACATTGATTCTGGGATTATAATATCCTTCCAATGAACCTCTTGTTGAACTTTTTTTAATTCATAATCAACTGGTGTAAACATTGGCTCCTTCTTTGTTAACTTCCTGACTTTGCCATTTTTTTGTTTACGACGAATTGTTTTAGGTTTACATAAAAAATCTAAATGGCCAGACCAATTTGTTGCAATCACTGGTAATCCATTTACAACAGCGTCCAAAATTGGTAATCCAGCTCCTTCACCATGTGCAATATTAACAAATGCTTTGATTTTCGGATGGAGATATAATCCTTGAGTTTCTTCATCGCTCATTTCACCGTGCAATAAATAAATTTTACACCTTCTGTCTTGTCGTGCTCCTTCAAGGATATTTGTAACCATTTGTTTAACTGTATAAAAATCTCGTGTTGAATTATTCATTTTGTTTATTTTCAACACCATTCCAACGCGCGCATCAAACCAAAATTGTTCAACAAATCCAACAATTGTTTGGACAAGATTTTTTCTTGCTCCAAATTGTGCCATTACAAAAAAATTGAACTCTGTTTCAAAATCAATATCAGGAATCTTTGCTTCTGTTTTTCTAACTGGATAATGAATTATTTCAATAGGTTTTTCAACCTTTAATGCATTCTTAACAACTTCTCCATTTGGCAATCGTGCATCATACATTGATTCCACAATTCCTTGTTTAGAAAAATCGGAAATTGTGATAACTTTATCCATCGTATTAATTTTTTGAATCCACTCAGCAGAAATTTTTGTTGTTTCAACACCGGCAGTCACACCAATATTATATTTTGCCATACGTGAATCGAATTCACCTGGGATTGTGACCTGAAGAGAAATATCAAAACCTCTGAAAACATAATTTGAACGAACATGATTAAATTTGTGTGTTAAACTTTGAAACCACTCAAATTCTTCATTTTTTTGAACAATTGTTCCAGTCGCACCCCATCCAACTGCTAAAAGGTAAATGTCAAACCGTTCAGGATATTTTCTCAAACTCCTCAACAAGTAACGAACATGTTCCCCATAACCAGAACGTGAAAATGCTGGGCCTCGTACAATAACAGTTTTTTTCATTATAGAACCTCTAATTTCAAATGAGAATAATTCTTTCTTGTATCCCATGAACCAAAATGGTCATGAACCTCTTCCATCATCCTAACCCAGTTCTTCTTATAATTCGCATAGTTGAAATTTTTCCGAACATGTTCAATTGCACGAATTCCCAACTCTTCACGTTCTTTTTTATCCATATTGTACATTGTTTTCAATGCGTTAACAAAACCATCTTCAGAAATTCTGTCAGAAAAGATATACGGAACTTGTCGAGACCCAATCAATGTCTGGGAAGCTGGCTCAATTAAAACTCCAAAAGTTTCATTTTCACCTTTGACTTGTTCGACGATACCTCCTGTCCTTGTTGCAACAACTGGTGTTCCACATGCTAAAGATTCTTGAACTGACAATCCAAAACCTTCTGCATCAGAAATCTGGACTGTAACATCTGAAAGATTATAGAAAGTTGCAAGTTGCGCTTCACTTAAACTTTCGTCATTAAAAATGACTTCTCCATTTGTCATATTAAACATTTTTAGGATTTCAATTAATGGTTGCCCTGCTGGATCATTAGGATTTGTGTGCATGATAAGTCTGGCCTTATCACGTCCAACATTGTTTAAGAATGTGTTAAACCACATAATCAATGAGCCAGGCATTTTTCTATAAAAATTTCTTGAATTGAAAAAAACTGTAAATTTTTCTTCTTCGAAGATTTTTGTTGCATTTGTAATCTGCTTTAAAATTTCTTCTTTTGACATTTTTCTAAAGAAGTGAGGATTTACAGTGTGTGGCACATATTCACTTTTAACACTCGGTGAAACCTTTCGTACAACATCGTGAGTAACCCTTGAAATGCACTGGATGAAATCGTTAGATTCATACCAACCATTGTTGTAATAAGGAACTGGATAGTTATCCCAGACATGATAATAAACCATTGGAACATAAGGTCTAATTTCATGCTCAATTAACCACAAATGCTCATAATATCTAGGATCTGTCATAAACCATAGAATATCAGGTTTATAATTATGCAAATGCATTTTAATTTCTTCTTGTGTTCCAAAACCTTGGACTGGAATCAATCTCCATTTATTACCATATTTTTTAGTAATAAATGGTTTCATTGTATCATGCCTTTTAGCACCTCCTAAAGACAAGACTTCAAATTTATTTGATTCTAACAATGATTCAATCATAATTCTTGTCTGAATCGCTACTCCAGAATGACTTACTGGCATATCAGATATAGTCATAATCTTGATTTTCTTAGACATTAATTTCCTTTTTTCCTTTATAGAAAACATTATAGAACATTATTACATCATTTTTAATCTAATGTCAAATGTTTATTTTTATCATTTTACATTAGAAAATTTGTTTTGTAGATTCTTATATTAAAACTCTCTTTGTTTTCTTCTCTCTTTTAGAAGTTTAATTTCTTATAAGAAGATTTAATATATTATTTAATAACTTTTTTTTTTGATTGTATCATGACTTTTTACGTTTGTCAAGCACTTTCTGAGATGTGTACACCCGTGTTCTCTCTCTCATACTCTCCCTCTTACCACTTAACAAAAAAGCTTTTGAAATAAATCAAAAGCTACAGCTATGGCCTTAATATTTTAGAAAATTTGTTTTGTAGATTCTTATATTAAAACTTTCTTTGTTTAAATTAAATATTAAAACGTTTTTGTTTTATAAATGTCTTTATCAACATGTTTAATGTTCCATGATTGTATCATACTTTCGACCAAAAATCAAGCGAAAAATGGTGCGAGAAACAACTTTTTTTCTTGTCTCGTATGACACGGTTGTTTATAGCCATTAGGCAACGTCTCACAAGCTCAACATCCGTTCAGTAGTCCCAAAATGCCACGAGGATTGTCTCAGTGCCCCTCAGAAGGCGCCTAACGGCGGACGCGAGTTTCTCTATGGACCACAACTGTAAGCGATCTGAGGGGCACTGGTGAATTCCTTAATGATTTGTTGAAAGTATCTTTTCAATTGAGAGTATTTTTTTAAAAGTGTTTGGAGAATGTTCACGAATGGAACGCTGATTAATATCGCCCAGCACATGAACTTCAAAACATGATGCAAAGAATTCTCTTAAAGATGTTAAAGCATAAGGAGATTTGACGAAAAATTTCATTTGTTCGTATATTTGATCATAACCAAGTTGAATATATAAAAAATCATCAAAATTTTTATCAAATTTGTATGTTATTTCAAATTCATTTGGGAAACGTTTGTTGAAAATTTTCCTAATCCTGACATATTCCTTTTTTATTTTTTTATCTTCATAAATGAAATCATAATATTTTTTTTCAAGAAAATGTGCGAATTCATGAACAATATCGTCAGTAGCATCTTGAACATTATCTTGTTTATTAGAAATAAAGATTTTGTCCTTATAAAGAAGGGCGTTAATATCTCTTTCTTCAAATTCTTTAAAGTGGCCAACGACAATTGAATCAAGATTTCTGAAAACTCTTTCAAAATTAAACAAAACACTTTCTAGTTCATTTTTCAGTAATGTCAAATCAAGAGAAGTTTTATCAACCACTCTTAATTTGACATGCATTATTGCGCCAACTTTGATCATAGGACTTCAGCAGCAATTGTTGCAACTTTGGAACGCTCTCCTCGTTTTAGAGAAATGTGACCAGAAACTTCATATTTTTTAAATTTCTCAATAACATATGTTAAACCATTTGAATATTCATTGAGTTTTTGGTTATCAATTTGTTGGACATCTCCTGTCAAAACAATTTTGGTATCTTCCCCAACACGTGTTAAAATCGTTTTGATCTCATGCTTGCTCAAATTTTGCACTTCATCGAACATGATAAAGGCTTTTGGAATTGAACGTCCACGAATGTAAGTTGGTGCCTCAACTTTTACTATCCCTTTTGACATGAAAAGATTGAAATAATCTTTATCAAAGTTGAAAAGAAATTCAATATTATCCATAATTGGCTGAACCCAGGGTGATAATTTTTCCTCAAGAACTCCCGGAAGAAATCCAATATCTTTTCCCATTGGTTGAATTGGACGAGAAATAATAACTTGTTTGTACAGGCTTTGAGGGCCTTGCCCTGCCTTTCCCTTCTTCGTTTGGGCGGAACTTTGCGCTAGAGCGCTCGCAATTGCAAGCAAAGTTTTCCCTGTTCCTGCTGTCCCAGTCAATGTCACAACTTTTATATCGGGATCTAACAAGAGATCTAAAGCAAAAGTTTGCTCAATATTCCTTGGCTTGATTGACCACTCGTTCAGCTCTGGAAATTTCATTCGAACTTTTCTCAAAGGTTTATCATGATTGATGAATCTTCCAAAAGCCTTTCTTTTTGGAGTAATATCCGAAGTTAAAAGAATAAATTCATTTGCATAAAAAATTCTATTGTCATATTCATCAATAAAAAGATCTTCACCATTGTAAAAAGTATCGATAACGTAATCTGGGACAGTGACGCTCTTATAGCCAGTGAATAAATCTTCTCTTTTTGAAGCAAGTTCGTCAACTTCGTGTCCAATTGCTCTTAAACCGAGTGCATGACATTTGACACGAACTTGAATATCATTTGAAACAACAACAGTTTCACGACCTTTTCGTTTTTCAACAAGTGCGACTCCAACAATGATATTGTCTGGCTTATCATTTGAGAAACTATAAGGAATCTCCGATGGATAAAATCGTTTGATTCGTAAATAGCTTCCGCCTTCTTTCAGCTTGATATTTTGGGTTATATCTTGCCCACTTTCAACTGAATCAGCAATATGTTGATCAATTAAACGAATGAAAGATCGCGCATTCCTTCCAACATTATCCATTCGTGTTTTAAAATTATCCACTTCTTCCAAAACAATGAAGGGGATAATGATCATCCCTTCATATTTGAGGTAGAAATCTTTGTCACTTAAAATGACATTTGTATCAATGACAAACGAAGTCATATTTTCCATTTTAATCCTTCCTGGTTGGACGCATTAAATCGTTTTTTGGCCAACCTTTTTTACAAGAGACATCGTTATAATAATCAATCACTTCAGCTTTGCGAATGATATTAAATAAATTTTTTCTACTGATCCCAACAATAAATCCAGCTTCAGACATTGAATTGGAAGCTGAAATTAGAAACTTTATGACAGCATCATGAACCATTTTGTTCATTATTTTAAACAATGGGATACCATAAAGTTTACCATTCATCCCATTAAAAAGCAATTGCAAACGTAATGCTATCATTTCTTCAAATGTTAGGCAGTTCAACATTGTTTCAAAATGATAATTGCTTTTTCCTTCACTTCTCAATTTTGAAACAATGCTATATTGTTTGTAGGGCCTTTTTTTCTTAGCTGGACGCCACACTTATGTAATATCCTCTAAATCAATTTGATCTCCCGATGGATTGACAGAGTTCTGCTCAATTTGTTCAATTTCGTCTTGCTCCATCCCAGGTTCTTCCAGATTCTCTTGCAACTCTTTTTCAAATCTTTCAAAATAAAGCATCAAATTAATAAGAAAATATTTATAAAACATTTGCAGATCGACATTGTTATTCAAAAGAGAATAGGCATCAATGATATTATTCTCGATTTTTTGGAAAGTTTCATAAGCAACATTCCTGCCAGTCATGTCTTGATCTGTTGAAATTGTGAAGTCTTCTTTGGGATCAACTTCTTCAACTCCCTTTCCATCATTGTCAATATCAATTATTCCATCTTGGTTACTTCTTGCTTTAACAGGATCGTTCAAATCCTCTTTATCGCCTCCATCTTTGAGATCGACTTTTATTTCTTTCAATGAGCGAAGGATTTTCTCTTCAATTGACTCTTGAAGAGAAATAGGTTCTGGTTCTAATCCCAGTTCTTCTTCTTCCTCCTCTTCTTCTGGTTCTTCAATATCAAGTTCAGAATCCTCAATCGGACTTTCACCGTATTCTGGTTCTGGATAGAGTGAAGAATCATCACCTTGTGGAGAATCTGGTAAATCAAGATTGTCCAAATCCTTTGTTTTATGACCAAGCTCTTGTTCAATTTCGGCACGGTTTAAAGAATTTGGTGGCGCAATCGCTCCCTTAACAGCGTTCAGAATATGTGCTCGAAAACTTTTCCTCTGTTTTGGGTCAGTTGTCAAAGTTTTATAACCAATTTCAATGATCTTGATGATCTTTTTGAGAAGATCCTGGAGCACATTAATGCCTGTGTTTGAGTGAGGAACTTTATCTGCTACTTTTGCTTCAATCAAAATGCTGCGAATATATCTCCGAAGATATTCGCGTTCCTGTACTGTTTTGAAGTTGTTTTGAACGTCTTCACGAATTTCTTTGAGAAGTTGTTGTTTTATATTTTCTCTCGCATTCAGTTCGTTAATCAGCTTTCTTCTCATATCTTTCCTTATAGAAATAAAATATTGTAAATCTTGTCTATTTCGCCTTTGCTAAATTTGTCAAACAAATCATAAATGTTGTCTGGTGTTATCTCTAACGACGATTTCATCTTAATCCCAGTGTAATTAATATTCTCTACATTTAAAATTTTGAAACGTTCTTCGTCGCTGCCAAGCATTGTAAATAATGTTTTTGGATTTTCCTTAACAATTTTGTCAATATCATTGTAAATATTTTCACTGATCATTATTGACAATTTTTTGTCTATCTTATCTTCAATAACTTCTTTAAAAATTTTATAACTTTGATATGGAAGAAAATTGTTCTTCGGTTTTGATGATATCAAAATCTTAATCTCGTTGCAGTCTTTAAATTCATAAAGCAAATTTTCGTAATCCTCTTGCCTTGGCGGTTTAAAAGAACCTGGGTAAATTCCAACCTTTTCCGTTTTCTCAAAATCCTTTGGCATCTCTATATTGAATTTGTTGAAACGAATTGCATTATAAAATTTTTGCAATTTTTCAAAATGAGAACTCATATAAAAATGCTTTTTTCCAACATTGAAAAAGATTCCTCGTAGATTCTTGTAATCTTTCCCTAAATCTCTTCTGAGAGTAAGATAAGTTCCTCTCTTTTCAATATCAAAAATATTTGCAACAAAAAATTGATCAATTTTCGTAATTTCATTTGCAATTCTCTTTTCTTCTTTACGAGAATAGACACTGCTGTTCAATGTCTGCAAAACTTCTTTCTCAAAACCGATTATATTCTTTGTCATGTCGTCATCCCACGGAATTGCGTCATATCTTCCCAAATTTAGCTCAACACGCCTTTGCTCAATGAATGGGTAGAACATGTCGAACAAATCTGCTGATGATTCTAGAGCGATCCTGGGCATTCTATTGATGATATCACTCATCTTTGTTTCGTGTGCTAGCGAGGTGATATCGACATCTTGTTGTCCATATGTGAAATGTCCCGAGTTAGATAAAAAAAGTTGGAATTTTTTTGGTTTTAAAATGTTGTAATATCCAGGATCAACGAATTCTAATTTGAAAAAAGTTTTTTTCCTGAATATTGTTTCCAAATTTTCTCTAGAAATATTTCTAAGAAAGCCTTTCCAAGTACTGCAAGCTTTTGAGAGACTTCCTCTTTCTTCTTTTGAAACAACATTGTTCAGCAGTTCTTCTTCTGTTAATCCAAAGTTGTCAAAATCTTTTTGACTCCTTGCAAACAAAAATCTGTTTGTATTCAAACAAAACGTGCCAAACAAGATTTGCGAATCCAATTTTTCAAAAATTTCCCAATCATTTTCTGAAAATAATAACATAATTCTTTTTAAAGTAAAAAAAGATAAATTATTATCTTCGTAAATGTGCTTCATTATTCTCCCTCTTTGACCTTTTTCTTACGAGGTTTCCGCTTAGGCTTGGCCAATTTTTTTTCTAATTTTTCATTTTGTTTTTTCAAAGAAGAACATTCGTCTAACAATTTTTGATAAATGTCTTTCAGTTCTGCATATTGCGATTGGCATTCAACCAAGTCATTATCAATGGTTGCAAACTGTTTTTTAAGTTCTGCATATTGCGATTGGCATTCAACCAAGTCATTATCAATGGTTGCAAACTGTTTTTTAAGTTCTGCATATTGTGATTGGCATTCTTCCAATTTCTTTTCACAAATCTTATTTTCATCTGCACAATTACATTTACCTTTCTCTTTTAGTATTTGTTTTAGACGAAGTTTCATTGCTTTTTTACGTGGATTTGACATATTTTACCCCTTTATTATTTCTCGAAACAGTTCTGTTTGTCTAGCTCTAATTACACTTTCTGTTAAATTCATTGTACCATTTTTTCTCTCATCTTCCCAATCTCTAAATGCTAAATTCCCTTGAAGATATGCTCCTTTTTCAATTTCTCTCATTCTTTTGTCACGTTGAGCATATCCTGGAGATGTATCCAAATTTTTAAACATCCCTTGACAATTCTGATGATGATGATAAAGTTCATGCGACAAAGATCTTAAAATATCTTTGATATGCCTTTTATTAATGTGTAACACAATTTCGTTACTGAAGGGATTGTAACTCCCTGTTTTTCCAAGAGAATCTTGTTGTGTATCATCGAACACAATAGACACCATATCATCAAAAGGATGAACTGAATAGAAATAATTTGTGAATTCATGGAAAAGATTGTGATGATCTTCTTCAATCTTTTCCAAGTTTTTAAAGTTTATTCTCATTTGACCATAAATTGCTGTAGTGCTTTGCGAGTTTCATCATCCATTTTCGGAAGTTCCTTTTTTTCAACAGGAATTCCCGCTGTGGCTGCTGCTGTTGTATCTTCCTTTGCAACAGGTTTTTTTGTTGCAGGTTTTTTTGTTGCAGGTTTTTTTGTTGCAGGTTTTTTTGTTGCAGGTTTTTTTGTTGCAGGTTTTTTTGTTGCAGGTTTTTTTGTTGCAGGTTTTTGTTGCAGTTTTCTTTGTTGCAGTTTTCTTTGTTGCAGGTTTTTTTGTTGCAGGTTTTTTTGTTGCAGGTTTCTTTGTTGCAGTTTTCTTTGCAACAGGTTTCTTTTGGCTTTTCTTATTTAATTTATCGATAGAAGCCTTTAAAGAAGACTGAATTTCTTTTAAATATTCACTCAAGTTTTTACGATCATTGAAATTTAATTTTTCAACTCTTCTCTTAAGCGCTTCTTTAGGATGTTTGAATTTTTTCAAATAGGCATTAATACTTGAATGATATTTTGCCAATTCATTAATACTTGGTGGTTCATTTTTCAAGAAACCAATAATTTTTTCAGATGAAAAAGAAGGTTTTTGAGATAAACTTTTGTCAGGTTGATAATTATTCTTCGACTTGATATCATCAATTTTTGTAAGAAGAGTATGATACAAGCTTTTAAGATTTTCTTCCATATTTTTATTTTTTGAAAAATCGATTGAATCCAAGGCGGTTCTTAATTGTTTTTTTGGATTGTTGTAAATTTTCAAATTTTCTTTAATTTTAGAACGTATTGTTTTCAAAGGCGAATTGATATCATTTTTTGGTTCAGTTTCAATAAATTTTACAATAGCTTGCTTTTCTTGTTCAAAATCGTTTGTTACTCTTTCTTTGTTGTCAGAACCAAATTGTGAAATAATATTGTCAGCTTGTTCTAATTTCCCTTTTGACGACAACTGTTCGATTTCCTTTTTAATTTCTTCACCCACATGATTTTCCAACTCTTGCGAAGATGATGTCAATTTTGGAAGTTCAAGAGTATCAAAATTTGATTTTGGTTTTTCCTCATCACTTTTTATCATTTCCTCGGATTTCTTGGCGGATTTCTTGGCGGATTTCTTGGCGGACTTTTTCCCCCAAAAATCTAAATTGTCATCCCCTTCATGATCATATTTCTTTTTTTGTTCTTCTTGATACCGATATTTGTACAATTTGCTTTTGAAACCGTCTGGTGAATCGAATTGGTCAATGAACTTTTGCAAAACTTTATCACGGAAATATCGTTGAGTTTTGTTTAATCCACGCTCTTGATCATAATTGTGTAATGTTTCAACATATCCCCTCATTTGGTTGACAATTTTCTCAATGAAATCATCAACTTTCAAGATATGGCCTCTTGTCCTGAACTTGTCATCGCGAGCCTGCTTGCCACGTCTTAAATTTTTATCAAACATGTCGAACAAGCCTTCGTTAACCAATAACTTTTCGTCTTTAAGCTCTTGTTCGATTCTTTTTAGAATTTCGTCTTCAACTTTTTTGCTCATTCTTATCTCCTTGAAAATCAGGGTAATTAGAGTTTGCACTTAAGATTAGATAAAAAAAAAGCCGATGCTTTCGCATCGGCTTGGTTAAACATGATTGATGAAGATTTTATAACTTCCGTGTTTGCAAATTCGTCAAGGTCTTGGAATATCTTTCGATTTTCAATTTGCAAGTTGGATTTGCAGTTTTTGCAAATCTCGCTCTTGATAGTTGAAGCAATTTTTTGATTGACATGATGTATTGCAGTCTCATTTTCCGATCTTTTTCCCAAGCTTGGCGCATATATTCACAATCTGATTCTGCATAATATTCATTAACGACTGGTTCTTCCGTTATTTTGTAAGTCATAAGATATTCGTCAATCCCATTCTTTAGATCTTGGAGGAAATCTTGACCAGCTTGCCCACTTTCGAGAACCTTCCAGTAAAAATAGATCATCATTTTAATCTTTTTCATTGCATTCCCACAATCTGTTTGCATATTCATCAATCTTATCGTGCAAGAATTTGTTGAGTTTCAGAACAACAGCGAAGAAGATAAACAAAAATGCCGAGAACAAACCGAGCAAGAACCATTCATTGATTGTAAACATATGCAAAAGCCATCCTTTGAAATAACTCATCTCACTCATACGCAAATTCCTCAAAAACAATTTTTTCCTGAAGTTCGATATCTTTTTGCGAAGCTCCTTCAAGAGAGGCTTCAAGGCCAGCCTTGTAAGCTGCTTTGTAGATTTCGACCATCTCATCGAAAACTTCGCTTGGTCTCATATTTTCCCACCAATATGCGAAAACGACCCCGTTCTCATCTTTGAGAAGGCAATTTTCGATATTTCTTGTTATAACAATTTTTTTCTTCATTTCAACAACCTTATTCAATAATCTTCAATGAGTCTTTAAAAAGTTTTTGATGGTTTTTAACATTTCTTCATCGCCTGCTTCCGTGGCATGTTTGCGTAACTCTTCAATGTCAATTAAAGAGAGCATTTCCCTTCTCCCTCTGGCCAGGTGCCATTGTTTTTTGCTTTCGCATATTTCCTTTTCTTGTCCATGCTTATCATAAGCGTAAACTCCTCCTGCGAAATAAATCAAGATTTCCTCGCCATTAGAAAGTTCTGCAAAGATTGAGAGTTCGTTTTCATCAAAATGTGAATATTCCATTTTTTCTCCTGTTTTGTCTAAGACTGGCGAACTTGTTCCGAAAGAATGATGAATTTTCCTGAATCTGTTTTTCGATAACCCCTCTTTTCATCGAGAGCTTGTTGGACACTTTTGGGCCAAAATTCTTCGATCACCATTGGTTCTTCACGATCTTCAAACCAAATTGTCGCAGTTCTACCTTTCAATGGGAAAACTCTGTTTCCATCCTCTTGACCATTTGGTTTGACACAGTGAAGAACAAATTTATCAATTTTGGCCTCAAGATATCCAATTTCGCTCCATTCCGCATTCCCATCAATGAAGTCAACTCTAACTTTTGGAAAGTTTTTCATAATTGTCCCTTAAATCTGTTATTCACAAGAACTGGGATGAACTCTTCTTGAAAATTTTCGGACAGAGCATTTGCAACGGACGTTGCGGTGCTCAATGAGTAATATTCTGTTGATGATGCAAGCAAATGCTCATCATCTGAAACTTTGACAACAATCCATCTGTTTCTCACCTCATCTTCATCAAACCAAAGCATTTGCAAATTCTTTAACAAATTTTTTTTGATGCGTTCTTCAAGAGGTGAGGCAAAAATTTCTTGCTTAAGAAGTTCTGCATTTCCATCCAATGAAAGAATTTTTTTAATGAATTTGCTTTCGATGTTTTTCAATCCTTGTGGAGTTGTACAGGAGAATGTGAATCGCTTGTGATTCAAGAAATCATGCAACTCTTGTTCGACACTTCCCCGTTGCACTTGCAATTTTTGTCCGAATTTAAAGCTCATCTCTCTTCCTTGGTTGCAAACATGATCCCACAACTTGTTGCAAAACATAAAAAAGCTTTTGTTGCATTGTGGAATCTTGGTTCGCTGATGATGATTAGATTAAGCAATACCGCAAAAGAAAAAGCAACGAGTTTCACAAACATTCTGTAACCTCTCCTCACACCCTCATCATGTGTTGTACACACGTGTTTCGTCAAGCACAAACACAATTTGCGCTGTTTAGACATCGTTGGTAAGAACACTTTTTTGAAGCATATCTTTTATGTTCATCCATGGGCTTGAATATACAGCAACATTATCTTTAAGAGATGTTGTATCAAATTGTCAACGTCCTGACTTCTCCTTACAACCATGTTTATTGAAAATTGATGTTGAATGTTCTAAAGTATTTTTTTATTGGTGAACGTACATTCTTAGCCGATTTATCTAAAAAATGAGCCATATTATAATTTACAAAGCTTTCTTCATAATCATATAAATGAAGACGGTGAAGATTTCCATGTGGCACAAAAGTCATAAAAACCCATATTTCAAACCCTTCTCCTTTCATTACTTGGTTATAGAAAGATTCATTATCAAAAATACCCCTTAATTTCATCTTTGCCTCGCCTATTGTTTATTCTTTGTGGAAAATAACTCTCCATGTTTCATTGTCGTTGCCGATTTCCAGAAGAACTCGCAACAAAAATTCTATAATAAGAATTTTGCCATTCTTCAAAACCTGGAAGATGGTCAATGAAATCCACTCTCAATCTTAATATACTATTGACAAATTTCTGGATAGTTGTCGAAAAATCAATATTATATTCTTTTATCAAACATTTTTAAATTTCATTGCCAGTTCTTTGAAAGCTTATAATCAAATTCAATAAGGAAAAGTTCTATACTTGTTTCAAAATTGATTAACCAATCAATGTTTGAGTAAAATGGCCTTCCTTTGCCGTATTTAACAAAAAGATAAAATGAATCATCATAAACTTTTAATTTGTCAAATTTCATAAAATCAAATTCTTTTCTAAATTTCATTGCCAACCAGTCGAGAAAACGCCCTTTGGACGTGTTTTATGTCCATGAAAAATGGATGGTAAATAGTCAATTTTTTTAAGTCTTAACATAAAAATGGTTGTGGTTGGCAAATGGTTAGTTTTTTCATGTCTTGACATAAAAGTTGGTGAGTTTGTTTGAGGTTCGCAAGTCAAATAAACTCTAAACATAAAATCATTGTCTTCCCAATCTTGTTTCACAACTTTTTTTCTGAATTTCATACTCTCTTCTCGGAATCATTGCCAATCTCTTGAGGCTCTTTTGTAAGCAAAAGAACCTGTCACACAGATTTCGCCAAAATTGTACTTAGCCTCTTGATAATTCAATGAAGTTGGCGAAATGAAAGTATAAAACGCTTTCATTCTGAATCTTATTTTCATAGTGCCATAGTAATAATCGCTATCATATTTTTCATACTGATAAAGATTT